GTCTAACGCGGCGGCCCGAAAATTTTTTCGGCTAATCCCCCCCGGCCCGTGCTTTGGGAAAAAAATTCTAGCGAGAACGGGCCATCCCCCGAGGCTTGCGCGGTCTATTGACTGGATGACGCGGGTCGATTGGCCAGCCATCTAGTCCCACTTCGTCAGTGTATCCGCGCGCATCTTCTGCACGCTTGGGGCGGTTGTGGCATGCAACGCACAGCGATTGCAGCTTGCCAAGCCAGAATGCATTGAGGTTGCCTCGATGTGGAACAACATGGTCAGCAACGTTTGCCGGTTCCACCTTGCCTTGCTTGGCGCAGTATTCGCATAAGCTGACTAGGCGAAGCTGGTGCGCTGCCCGCTTGCGCCAGCGCGCAGAATTGTAGAGATAATGGAATTCTGAATCACTTGTCATATAGCCCTATAGGGTAGCGCACCCTTAGCAATTAGGTAGCTTGCTGGTTGTATAGAGCTAGATAATGGCATTATCACTCTTGGGGTGATAGGGTGATCTCGGATGCCGACGCTGTTGCTGGTACAGAGGAAGGCCACGGCGCATGACCAGGCACAGCACCGACATCCGAGAGCTTTTCCGGTTAGTCCCTTGCCTGCGGAAACCCTCATTCCCACAGGGACCACCAGCCGGAAACGAACGCGCTGCACAGCGAAGACGCGCAGCTTAGTGCGCGATTCTTCGGTAAATCATGACGTTACGCGGGAATGAGGGAAGGCCGATTTTGCACAGAACGGGAAACAATTCAACCCGTAGTGTTGCTGCGCTCGAGCGCTACGATGTCTTGCGTTGGCAACACGGCAACGACCTTGCGGCCAAGCAGTTCGAGCAAGATACGCGAACGGTCGTGTCCTGCCATGCCATCGAACACTGCCAAGTGACCGGCGAAGGACCCTTTGGCCACGCACACGGCTTGCCCGAGCTGTAGCCCATATTTTGGAATTTTCACGAAGCCGTCGCGTCCTTCTCGCCGTTGGATGGCGGCCACGATGCTGTCGGCAAGTTGTGCCGGATGATCACCAACCATCAATAGGCGGATTACGCCAACCGACCAGCGCACCGGATACCAACGCTCGACAATTTGCACGAACAAGTAGCCAGGGAATAACGGCACCCCACGTTCATCGCTACGTTTGCGCTTGAGCCTTGGCAGGTAAGTTGTGAAGCCGCTTTGGTTGAGGAAATCAGCGGCCGTTTTTTCACGTTGGCTTTCGATTTGTGCCACCGTCCAGTACGGCATCAGCCATCAGCCCTTCGTCGGAATTCCATACTCTGCCGCTGATGATATTTCGCACCTCGAATGCGCGGTGCTCATCCATGCAGCGAGCAAGCGCCTTGGTCATGCCTGGTGACCAGCCCAGGTCCGTGTAGAACACGATCAGGTCCGCCACTGACCACCAGGCGAAACCAGCACTAATGCCCAGCTCGCGTTCTGACAAGACGTGATCGCGCAGGATTCCCGGTTGCGTGTAGATCAAGTGCGAGGCAATCGGGGCTTCGCCGCGCTCGAGGCTATCGCGCATGGCCTGCCGCGCGTAGGCTACATTGCGGTCGACGTAACCAGCGTAGGGGGACTCGATGACGACGCGTTTCATGATTCCTCGCTCGGTTCCTCGACTTCTGCCGGGATGGTGCCTTCGCCTTGGCAATGGCAGCATAGTTCCGGCATCGGTGGGGTGATCAGCCGCTTCACACGTTCGCCGACCTCGAGATAGACCAGCAGATAGCCCACGCCTTTGCAGCAGGGACAGGTGACGCGCTTCACGCTCATGGCTTCTGCCCTGGAATGAACTCGCCCAGAAACCAGTCGATCAGCACTTGGCGGACGTGATTACGGATGACGTCGTCCTGATAGAACATTGGGCAGTCAGGTCGCCGCGTACATCCCATCTCGATGCGCCGCCTAACTTCGTCAGCGAGCCCGTCGACGACGCGGATAATGTTGCCGGTGAGATCTTCCATTTCCGTTGGCTCATCGCAACGGCATCTGGCAGGCGACCAGCAGCAACAGCACCAACGCCAGCAATAGACCGATGCGCCAGCTCATGATTGTTCATCCGGGAAGGTCAGGCGCAGATATCCGCGCTCACATTCAGGATGCAACCATGCTTCAAACACCTCGAGCACGCCAGGCGAGCCGATAGCGGTGAGCTTGGTTCGCCCATCTTTTTTGCCGCAGTAGTCGCAAGTGTGGCCTTCCAACATTTCATCCATATCGAGTCCTCCGCGGCCTTTCTCGATGCGCACGCGGCCTTGACTGTCAGTCTGGCGCTCGATGTGCAGCGCTTGGAAGATTGGCCGGCAGACGTCATGCAGCCAGATCCATCCGTCGCCGGGATGGTCGTTGAACTCGAGTGTGGGGTTGGTGCCACCATCGAGCTGCTGGCAATGATCGCAGCGGGTCAGCTCGGAAAATCCGGCGCGGGTGATTTCCGGGTCGGGCGGTGGGTGGTCTGCGCGTGGCACTCTTGCCATTATCTTTTTACCTTCTGGCTTTCCGAGCCTGCGACGGGTCAAGTGTGTCATCGCGCTAGGTCGCCGTATGGCTGAAAAGGCACTGCGCCATTGACGCGTTAGCGTCTTAATGGCGCTGACGCACGCTTTGCGTCAGCCTTTTTAGCTATAGGCGACCGGTCAATGACGCACATGACCGTTGCGTCAGCGGTGCGTCAATAAAAAGAGAGAATGACGCACAGATTTTAGCGGTTATGTGTTGCAATTTTGCAACTCCCTAATCAAGGTGCCACGTTCTTTGGGTGACAGTTTTGGGACTAGTTTTCGGATTTGGTCGAGTGGAGAAATTGGCTTGAGAAATTCATAACCAACCATCTGGCCGGCCTTGCGTGCTGAGAGGCCACCGCCCCGAACTTTCTCGACCAGATCGGTGTGACCGTCGCGTTCGAGGCAGCCGAGGATGTAGGCGCGGGAGGTGCCCTGCTTTTTCAGCATTATATTATAATTTTGATCAGCGCGTGCCTTCTCGGATCGCCGGTCGCCGCCTTTCGTTCCCACTTTGCGTTCTTGCGCGTCCTTGATGTCGCGCTCGAGTGTGCGGGCATCGATGCCGAGTTCTTTCGAAAGCATGTTTGCGAGCGAACCGTAGGGCTTATCGGTGGGGATGACCTTCCACGCTTTGACCGATTTAAGCTCGCGCAGGGCCTCACCGATCTCCCTGAATCGTTCATCAATAAACTTGTAATCGCTGACCATCCCGTTGAGTGTTTGCCAACACCATTCCGGGCTGCCAGGCTTTTTCAACACCCGCGGCCCATAGGCGGCTTTCTCACGTTCGGTGCGCGGGTCAACTCCCAGGGGTGTTTTTGCCATAGGCCATCTCCCGCCAAATAGCGCGCAATGCTTTCAGGGTATTCAGATCATTGATCTGTTTTAATTCCCACTTCAAAGGGACATTGCATGCCTGTTTTGCGATAGTCCAAAGCTCGGTCGAAATCTGCCCATACATATTCTTTGCGGCTTTATCTTTCGGGTTATAGGCTCTTGGTAGTCTGGCGTTGATTGCGGTTTTGGCAAAATCGTTGATTTCGTCGCGTAATGTCTGCACCTGTGCGCCAGTGCTTTGCGCTTGAGCGCCACCGTTGGCTTGCTGTTGGCCTGCCCTTTGCCGTGCGGCAATTTCCGGTTGAGTGAGTACGGCACCAAGCTCTGGAAACATGTCGAGCACGTCTTTGACATACTGATCAAGTTCCGGCTCGGTTGCGATGTTGCCGCGTGTATCCCGCGCGCCGGTGCCTTGTGTGCCAGTTGGGATGTAGGTGGGTTTTTCCGGTCCTTCCTCGCGATCCTTTTCATAGGATCGCAGTAATTGCAGGTCCATCGTGGTTGCCTGACCGTTGTTTGCAACGACAACCGCTTGATAGATTGCGGCCATCAACAGATCAGCCGGCGTGACCCATACCGAGATCAGCAATTGCCGGCCGCGACCAATTAGATGCGGTGTTGCAATCCGCATCATTCGTTGAATGACGGCGGCCTTTGTACGCACCGGAGAAAGATCGAGCCCTACTTTAAGGCGCGAGACATCAAGGCCGAGTCCAGCCATTTGCTTGACAAGCAAGCCACCACCATTACCGGCAGCAAAAGCCTCTAACTCATCGCGACCTTCATTTTGTGAGGTTGCGATGACAGGCTTAACGGTTGGATCGAGTTCCTGAATGATGCGGCTGATATCGTTGGCGTGCTTGTTGTAGTCGGCATCGTTTTTAATTTCGAGATCATTACCGCAAAACACAATCAACGCCGTTTTGGGATCGATGGCGCGAAATGATTTAAGCCGTTCCAATGCCATCGCACAACCAGCCCGCATAACCAGAGGCGAGCGGACGCATTTGGATATTGCGCGCTGGATCTCTTGTTGGTTTTTGATGGCGCTCAACATTCCCTGCGCAACATTTCCGCCAAGCACTTCATCCAAGTTGACATCGAACGGATAGTGCTCGACATGGCATAAGACTTCCTCTTTCCATGCCTGATCAAAGGTTATATTTTCATGTGGGATAAGATTGAGAACGGCGCGCTTGCCATCGTAGATATCAACACGAATCTTTTCAGGTGTTTTACCTGGCCTAGTTTTAGTGACAACAACATCTTCGACGTCATCCATCGAATAATCGAAGCCCGGGATGCGAGTTTCATCAGCGCGTTCTGGTGTGGCGGTCAACAACACCACATGTCCGCCGGTGTAGCGTTGCCATTCGGTAACAGCCGCGCCCCATTGATTCAGAATTGAGTTGGTATGCGACTCGTCGACGAATAGAATCACCGGCAAGCCGGTCCGCCGCCGCTCATCGCGTGCCCAATCTTTCCAATATTCCAAATTTCTTTGAAAAAACTGAATCGTGGTCGATAGAAGATGTTCGCCGTTGATGTTTGGCTTCATTACAGCGGCGTTAATGCGCGCATGTTTTGGCGCAACCTGTAACTTCGTCCGGTCAACCAAACTTTGCCACTTATCATTATTGTCCATCTGACCTGTGAGAAAATCGGTCGGCGATAGACTTAATGCAGCACACGACATTCGGGTTTCTTGCGAGATGACAGCCGTGATACGTTGAAGATCGCTTTTGCCGTATCGTGTTGCCATTACAATTGCAGTGAAGGATTTACCTTCACCGAGACGTTGAAGGATTCTGCGCAGCCCAAGACGTTGCCCAAGTCGCAGTCCATTTTCGTCGTACAGGTCCATGCGGTCCCCCAATTTGAGATTGCAGTCAGGACAAAGCGCTTGCATTTCGTTGAGTGACGTTCGGCGCGTTAGTGTCCAAGGATAGGGATGATGTGCGTGCCATTTCTCCGGTAATTCCTTGCCGCACTTTTCACATCTGCCACTGGCGCGTCGCCAGAGCATCCAACGCTTGAGGTGCGATCGAAGCGTGCGTGCCATAGCAAAAAGCGGCGGCCGCACACTGCCCTGCAAGGAGTCGCGCGCGGCCGCCATCCTGGCCAAGATTGTGAGTTGAAGCCTTGCAGGGCACAAATATTGCAATCCAATCTAGATTAGATTGTCAAGTCGGCCGCTTGGCGTCGTTGACGAACAGCCCTTTGCGCTTCCGGCGCTGCAATGGGTCGTCGTAATCGTCAGGAAATAATAACCCGGAGTCGAGCCAGGCGCCGATGATTTGGCGGCACTGTGCTTCGGTCTTGTCGGTACAATGTTGCTGCACGACCGGCCATACTTGGCGGTCGGTTGCTGCCGGTGCATTGCTATAGCGGCGGCCGTCGTCGAGCCCCTTGGCGATATCATCGAGCACGCGATTGAGCACTTCCGAGCTGACGTCCCACAGCGCCGGTGGTGACCAGGGTTGCGCGACTTGGATGGTGTCGCCCGAAGGATAGATCTCATCGCCGTTGTTGATCGGCACGCCGACCAGCTCAAACCAGGTTGCCTTCATGGCGGGCGCGGCGATGTTGAGCTTGGCCGGATCGAGCCGAACAAAAAATCGTCGCCGCTCCGGTGAAACGCCGAACGTCTCGCTTTCCTCTTGCGACATGGTGCAGAGCGTGAACACCAGGCGGGCGGCGTCGCGGATGCCGCTTGAGCCACGGCCAGCGTCGGCGTTGCCGGGCAGCACCAGACCCTTGGCCACATGATGCGGCGAGTCTACGGCGATGTTGAATTCCACCGATAACTTGGCCAGCAGGTCGCACACGAAATCCATATCGCCCGAGCTATTCTCTTCTAAGCCGTGGGTTTTCACGAACGGGTCAAGCGAAACGATATCCGGCTGCAATCGCTGCACCGCTTCCCGGATCTGTGCCTCGAGCAAACCGATGTGGCGGTCGTGCTTCCTGTCGAACACGGCGAGCTTGGCCATCTGGCTTGGTGACGAACAGAACAGCCAGCCCTTAAGGTCGGTGCGTGGAATTTCGTAGTGCCGCAAGATTGCTTCGATGCGGCGTTGCAATTCGTTGCGGTCATCCTCGAGTGATATCAACAGCACACGCGCGCGCCTGAAGATGTGTTGCCCGCACAATTCGCGTCCGGTGGCCATGGAAATGAATTGCAGCAAGCGCAGCGCCGACTTGCCGGTGCCACCAGCGGCGACCAGGCTCGAGATGAAGCGGCGGCAGAATTGATTGCCGAGCAACCAGGCGCGTGGCGGGATGGTGCCGGGCGCGTCACCTGCATCCCATTCACCGAGCGGCGGCGGTGTGTCATGGCCGTTCGTTATCGTCCATGCTGGCGCGACTAGCTCATCCGGCACTGCCTCTTGCTCGATGCCGTTGAAGGCGCGCGCCGTGATGCTCTGTACCAGGTCGGTATCATCTAGCCCGTTGGCAATTGCAATGTCCTGCAACTCATCGACTGCCACGATCTTGTCGAGTCCGCGCTCGACATAGCCGGCGAATTCCAGCGCGACATTTTCGAACACGCGCAGCTTATCGTCGGCGCTGGCGAGCATGCGCCGGGCACTGCGGAAGCCCTCTGTAAACCGTCCCGGTTCGGTCACAGTAATTATTGCTCGCGCCTCGAAGTAGTCGGTGCAGGCAACCGCCCACCGATTGGCATCGGCGGCACTTGCGTTTGCGTCAGGTGCGCATAAGCGATTTCGATCTTCATGGTTTCAAGCACCGCGCGCGCCAGGCTGATATGCAGGCGTGCTTCCGATGCCGACATTTGCTTGGCGTCAACCTGTTTCCAGATTTCAAGCAACTTGGCGCGAATGTCCGCTGTGTTTCTCACGATCTCCATGGTGTCTGACTTTCCTGTTTAATTTACGGAGCGACATGGTGGCGAGTTCAAGCGCGCGCTCGGCTTCGTCCAGCTCATGGCGTTGCCGGGCGCTGACCCCAAGCGTGCGTTGTTTCTCGGCGGCCTCCCATTCGAGATCTGCCAGCGCGGTCCGTTGCAAGCGCTCGGCGCGCTCTTGCGCGATGCGGTCCTGTGCCAGCTCCCAGGAGCGATATTCCTGCGCCAGCACTTCGGCTTCGACCTTGGCATCAGCCTGGCGCTGCAACCATTGCCGTTCGAATTCGGCCTTCCGCTCCGCTCGCTTTTCGGCGCGAGCGAGTCGCCTTGTAGCCATCGCTGCCTTCAATTCATCCCGAATGATTTTCTGGTGCGCCTTCGCTGCCAGATTCACCTCTTTCGTCCGCTTGGTTTCGGCGCGTTCGTCGATGGCAGCAACGGCATCAAGGGTGTAATACGCCGGATCGGCCGACGTGCTTTCCCACAATTCATATGCGTCGCGCGCCTTGCCTTCGTCGGTGTAACCGCGATAGGCGTGCGACCATTGCAGGTCGCCGATGCCATAGCCTGCGATTGAACCGCTGTGCCGGATGCGCTCAAGGAATCGGTAATCATCATCGTCGAGATAGCGCGTATAGAAGCCGTTGCGCGCCAGCGAGAACAGATAGCGCGAAAACGTGGTGCGATATGGAATAAAGCCCGTCGTCATAGCACCACGGCCCGATTGAACAGCGGCGTCAGCCGCAAGCCCCATTTTGGATCCAGCAACGCGCAGGCATACGACCAGATGGCGAGTGCATCGGCGGCGTTGTCATCTTCCGCCGGCCAACCGAGCTGCACGCAGCGGCGAATCACTTCACGCTTGGCAGCATTGCGCTTCAACGATCCATCGCCAATGAAGTGCCGCCTGATATCCCCAACAGTCACATGCACGAACTCGGCGACACCAGCACGGCGTGCGCAACCGAGCATGATGCCATGCAAGCCAGCGAGTCGATCGCGCACCTGGCGTGACGTCTTGTTGAGCATGGCCTGCGGCGGCAGCATCGCCTCGATGATGAGAATGTCCGGCCGCTCGCGCTCAAAAAAAGCCACCGCCCATTCGATGGCGGTGGCAAACACCTCTTGCGGTGGGTCACGTGCGATTACGCCAAGGCGGATTGAGCCCGCGCGCGGGATCTCTCCCAAACAACCCACTGCATGGCCGCAAGTCGTGGCTATGTCGAGCGCCGCAATTTTACGTGCTGGCCCGTTCATTAGTCATAGTTCCGCTTGTAGCGGTTGCCGTGGCGTCTGTTGTTCGCCTGTTCCTTTCGTGTCGCCCATCGACAATTTGCCGGTTCATAGTTGCCATCGTTGTCGATCCGCTCAAGCGTATGCGCCGTCGATGGCCGCTCGCCCATATCGAGCAAGAAACATTCGAAGCCGGATTTATCATCTTCACCGAACCGCCAGCGGTCGCAAACAACGATGCCGCGCCCGCCATATCTGGCAAACGCGGCATCGGTGCGCGTGTAACATCGACTCAAGGCGTGCGCCCACGCCTCATATTCCGGTGTATGCCGCTTGCCGTGTGTTCTCCATCGGTTGCCCCATGCCTCACGATGCAAGCAACCGCAACTCACGATCTTGCCGGATTTTAATTTCTGTGCAGCGACTCTAGTGACGCTGCCACAGTCGCAAAGGCAAAACCATGCGCTGCCGGTTCCCCTGCCGCGCCATACGGCATTAGTTCCGGCATAGCCGAGCACCAATAGCCGCGTAAAACGACGCCCCTCGAGATCATCGAAACGCGGCTGGTTTGTCGGCTTATCAAGCGCTGCGATCTTCCGTGCTGGTGTTGCCGCCATTGCCCGCTGCCTGCCGTTGTGCGGATGCATCCTCGAGCCGATCGGTGACCCATGTCAGCACACGCCGCTGTTCGGTCGGTGTCAGGCTGGTCAGCGTGCCCATGAGCACAGCGATCGCCCGCAATTCGGGATCCTCGAGCCCGCGCTTGATGGCGTCAGCCTCGCGCCGGTCCTTCACGTCGATGTTCGCTTTCATGGTTCCTCCCGTTGTTATGAGAACTTCACCATGTATTCGAGCACGCGCCAGGCATCATGCGAGCGCGCGGTGCGCCCGAATGCGCCGGTGCTTGCCGGATCCCCGCCATGGTGACTGCGGGTCGGGTCGTGGCCGTTGAGCTGCAACGGCAAGCCGTAGGTGATGGCAGCAACGCCCTTCGGCGTGGCGACTTCGACGCGCGCCGGTGAGCCGGTCGATGTCGGACGGCGCAGCTCTTGCTTGGTGACCGGGTCCACCAGATAGGTGGTGTATCCGCTGGCGCGCAAATCCGTGCGTCGCGCCGATGCCGTTTGATGGCGCATGCCTAAGCCACGCTCGCAATCCTCGCATATCGTGCCCTGCGGCATCAGCTTCCCCCGAACAGCGGCCCGTCGTTTGGCGGTAAGCCAAGCGCCTTGATTTCGGCACGGCGGCGTTCTTCCGGTCCCATCATCACCGGGAGTGCCAGCTCGGGATCTGGAACCTGATAGCGGATGCGATCTATATATGCGGGACCAACATGATCGCGATCCCAAACGAACCAGGCAAACGCCATCCCACTGTTCGCTTTGCGCCCCTCCCAGCCAGCACGGTGCATCATCGGCAAGCGCCGGGCGAATACATGCACGCGCGCCAGCATTCCATTCTCGAGGATTGACGTGCGCCGCTCGCTTTCCATGAAAGCCAGGCGCATCAGCATAATGACTAGCGGCGCCCGAACTAACGCCATCTCAACGAACTTTTGCGCCAGCACATAGGGCGGATTGGTCACGATGGCATCGCATTCGATGGCCGAGCCGGGCAACAGAAAATCGATACCCGACATGCAATCCGGGCAACCGCGGTCATTCAAATCGCTGGCAAAGACTTCGCGCCCACTGGCACGTAACGTGACCGCGATGTTGCCGATGCCCGCTGCCGGTTCCCAGATCCGCTGCGGTAGATCTTCAACCGCCAGCAACGCTTCAACCGCGACAATCGGCGTATCATAGAAGTCGCCGCGATGCGACTTCATCGGAGCGCGTTGCACTTGCGATGAATGATCAAGGCCCATGACTCCTCCGTGCGCGCCGTCGCGCGCTCGAGCTGTCAACACGCTTGATTTACTGGTGGCCAGGAAATTGAAAGCCGCCGCAGCCAAGAGTCATACGGCCGACACAATGCGCCGGTCAAGCGCGGCTTGACTCAGGGACGGGGAAAAATATCCGGGCGGATCTGATGCGGCGCCAGCCCGGTCAATCGGGCAATCATCTTGACCCGTCGCGGCGGAACTCCGCGGCGCAATTTCTTCCAATCCGACAGCGCTTGCTCGGTCAGCGGATCACCCGCGCGCCGAGCCGCTGCAATGATTCGTCGCCGCAACTCGGTGTCGTTGGTGATCATCAGCACAATTTTGTTCATGACGGAAAAATGCGGAACATCGGCAACATGTCAAGCGGTGCCTGATACGTGCCGGTCGACAACATCACACATGCGCACAAGCTGCACCATCTCAATGCATAGATCTGCCAGCGCTTTTCCGGCTTCATCGTTATCGGCAAATCCATCGTTGCGCAGCTTGTCGCCCCAAGCCGTGAGTGAGCGCACCATGGCGTCGACCATGATGACTTCGTTCTTGGTCATTGCGTCACCTCCCTCGCACGTCGCCAATCGGCCGCAGCATCGTGCGAGATCAGCACCTTGCGGCCGAGCCGCATTTCGCGCGGACCGAGTCCCTTCTCGCGCAGGCGGTAATAGTACGGCTCGCTGATGTGGTGCGCTTTGCAGAACGCCGCGATAGTAAAAACTTCCGAGGGTACAGCCGCTTCGATGCGCGGTCGTTTTGTCTTATAGCGCGGCATGGTTCGGTTGACCCTCGATAGAATCGATCCGGCTTTAGCATAGCGTTGCATAGATTGGCAGCGGGTCAAGATTTTGCGAGTGTGGATAAGGATGAAAACACAAGGGCCGCCCGAAGGGACGGCCCAAGGTCGTGACGCACGGCTGATGTGGGGTCGAGCTGGGGGGCTGGGGTATCAGCCGCGCAACTTGACAACGTTGGTAACGCTGTCCGGTTCCAGCTCGAGCAAGCCCGCGCGCATGCTGTCGTCATAGTGCGGGATGTCGCGGCTGTAGTTTTGTTCGATCATCTTGACGCTGGTGTCGTGCGTCGCGGCAATGGTCCGCAGCGGCGCCTTGTTGGCCTTGATTTGCCGGACGATCGAGCTGTGCCGCAAGGCATAGATGGTCACCACCTTCGGATCCAGCCCGGCGTCTTCGACCGCACGTGCGAACGGATCGCGGTGGTCGCCGTTCTCGGCCGACCAGGCGGCGCCGTTGCCCTTGAGCAAGAGCGGCGCACCAGGCGAGCGGCCAGCGGCCGCCAGCCGCAGCTTGGCGGCGAGCCCGGCGGTGATCGGCACCGGGATGTGGCGCGGCTTGTCGCCGGTGCCCTTGCGCGAGGTCGGCATCATGACTCGGGCCTGGTCGGCTTGCAGGTCGCGAACCTCGAGCCGGGCAATCTGCGACGTGCGCGCGCCAGTGACGGCGTGCAGCTCGACGAACAGGCCGAAGGCGTCGTCAGCAGCATAGGCAGCGGCCACGATATCGCGCACCTGGTCATCGGCCAGGACGACGTTGCGCGCCTGGTAGCTGTTCGGCTTCTGCTTGAGGCCGACCCGCCAGGCCGAATTCGACAGCCGTTCATCGGCTTCGGCAACGGCATTCAAGGCCGCCTTGAGGATGCGGATGGTGCGGTTGACCGTGGCCGGCACCGCCTTGATGCCGTCGCGGAACATTTTCAGGTCTTGTGCGGTGACCGCCGCGACTTCCCGGTCAATCAATGACGCGGGTAAGTGGTGCAAGACGCGGGTAACGTTACCAGGCAGACCGCCGCGGGCCGCCAGGTCGCGGCCGTAAGCCTCGAGCGCCTGGCGCACGGTCAGCTTGCCGTCATGCTCGGGCCGGCCGCGGGCGACCGCCGACGCCTTGGCGGCGGCCTGGTCATAGGACAACACGGTGTCGCCATTGGCATCGGCCTGGTCGTCGGCAAAGCCGATCTGCCGGATCCAGTTGCCGCCCTTGCCGTCGGCGACGCGCACGGTCCAGGAACCGGCGCCGGCATTCTTGCGGTAGCCGAGCGACACGCCCGGAAACAGGGTGATGAAGTACGGCTTCGGCCGAGCCTCGAGCGCAGCGCGAGCGGTGCGGGTGTGCAGTTTCTTCGACATGGTCATTCATTCCTCAATTTGACACTGCCGGTCAGCACCTTGCCGGACAGTGAAAACATCATTTCCTCATTGTAAGACGGTGCCTCCTCGGACTGGCATCTTGCGGTGATGGCAAATCGGTCCTTGTCGATTTGATTGATGGTTGCAAACCGGCAGATCACATCCTCGCCGATGCTTTCGACGTAGCCGCGCGCGCCGAGCTGCATCCAATCGCCCTTACACTGGCTGCGCGGGCGGCGCTGATAGGTCGAATTCGACCAGGTGTCGCCATCGCTGAAATGCTGGCCGGTGGCGCACCAGCCGCCGAGCATAGCCTTGGGCAAGCCTCGCAGTGACGGGGCTTCCGCCGCCGCCGGCAGGCTCGAGGCGACCAGCGCCATGCCCGCAATCAACAGAGCAATCTTGTTCATGGTCATCTCGCCTCCAATTCATTAAATCGCTTCAACGCTTCGCGGCGCGTATCGAATTCCGCGACAATGCGCTGATCAATGCGCCTAACGACCCACCACTTAACGAGCGGATTTGCGCTGAATGCATCGTCGCGCTGGCGGGCAAACCGCTCAATTCGGTAGGCATTGCCGACAATCTCATTTTTCATGGTCACGATTCCTTTCTAGCGAGCGCCCGAGCAAATTCGAAAATGAGTCCCAGAACGGTCAGCCCGAAAATGACATGGGGCAGATACTTGTCCGGGTTGAAGATGAGCGCATCAATTGCAATCAGCGTTGTCACAGTCTTGGTTCCTTTTTCCAATGTCCCGGCAATGTCCCGGTAAGCTCTATATAGGTGCATAGACCCCGATATGTCAAGAGCTATTAAATCGTGCATTTTCAATGGCTTGTCCGGTGGCTGGTAGAGCCCCATAGGGCCGACTCGTGCCCTATCGCGGCCCGACCAGGACACACACATAAGCCCATTCTATCGAGGTTTCCGCCAGGTCCAGCCGCCGCCATGTCCTGCCAATGTCCCGGCGAGCCGGTAGAGCCCGATATATTTGGCGTTCATTAATGTCGTCGCTTAACCTTGACCAAGGTGCTTTAATCTTGACCAAGGTGCTTCAAGCTGCTTTATCCCTAGAGTCACCTACCTCAACACAACAGGGAGCATCTACCATGCGAGTGTTTATCTTCGACGGCACACCGGAAGAACTTTGCGCCGTGCCGCAGCTCGAGCAACTGATCCAAACTTCGCCAACGTCTGCGACTGCCCTCGCACATGAGCCATCAGACGAGACATCGGACGACGATAATGCAATGGCCAAGCTGATTTTGCGCGGCTTGAATGCCTCGCCGCCCCCTCCATCCCAGCGCGGACTCATCGCGAGGCTGGCCAACGCTTATCCCGATGCGCTGACAACGGCCGAAGCGGAAGCGGCAGCAGGTAAGCAGATCGGCGGCGTGATCGGTGGCTTGGGATTGCGGTTCAAGCACGTTCGCGGCTGGCCCCGGCGCGCGGCGGATTGGCCAAGTCGCTACGCCATCCGGCGCGAAACCGACGCGGATGGAATCGTCCGTTATCGTGCGACCCCCGCTTTGGTTGCAGCTTGGGGGCAATTCCAGACCAGAGGATAAAAGCCGCCTCAAGTGATGCTTGACGCCCGGCCTGGCCGGGCCGATAAAGGCGCACCGGGTCGCCGTGGGTATATCGGCGACCCGGCACTTGGCAAACGGCCAAACAGGGATGGCCAGAATGCCCGTCGCCCGCGATAGCATAAAATCCAACGGGGCGCGCCAGGCCATCGACGCTGCGCGCAAGAACATCGCCGAGGGCGAAGCCGCGCTGGCCCTGGCCTGGTCAGGATTAAAGCCGCGTTCGACGCCACCAGCATCAAATATCTGGCCTGCGGCGCAAGCCCCGGTCGTGATGGCGGCGGAAACACTTTGCCACCTGATCCTGACCGCCGAGCGCCAGAACAGAGCGCATACGGCGGCGCTCTATCTGGTCAACCTGCGCAAGTGGTTTGACGATTATCCGGTCGAGCTACCGCCCGACGAAGACACTTGGGAAAAATTCGCCGGCAAGCGGCTGGCACCGATGCCGCTCGACCGCATCAGGGAACTCATCGGTAGCATGGTGTACCGGAACGCCATCGTGGCCTGTTCTCGCTGCGGTGCGGAAACCGTCTGCCCCTGCGGCTGCGGCGAGCCGTATCTGCCCGACCATCCGTGGGCGCGCGGTGTGACGGAAAATGTGACGATAAATCCGAGCAAGTCCGTCGAACTTCCGGCGAATGATGAAATGGCTAGCAAGGCCAAGAGTTTACGCGGCAGGCCGCCGACGGGGAAGGCGACGACCTCGGCTGAGCGAATGCGTCGCCTGCGGGCGCGCCACACCTCCGACGATCCCGCGGCCACGACCCTCGACGGCCGCGTCATTCCGGGCGCCGTCGGAGCGCTCTTGCTGCGCTCGAGCACAGTCGCGGACATGGCCCATTATGACGATGGCGACCCGGTCACCGATGACGCAATAGCAGCGGCCAAGCACGCCGCCGACAAGTGGAGGGAACTCTATCACCAGCTCAAAGAAAGGAGGAAAGCATGACAACAGCAAGGCGCCGAAGACGGCAACGAATCGTGCGGCACTTGCGGCATCCGTTCCATTTCAAGGTTGAGCCCGGCGCCAAGGTGTTCACCGCTTGGGCGCGAGTCCGAGTGCCGACCACGGACGTGACTCTGCCACTCAAAGTCGAGCATGTTCGCGAATCGATCAGGCTCAAAGGAATCGGGAATACAGCGACGTGTTCGATGGCAGTCTGCGCGCGTCGCGAGGCAGAATGCTTCCCGCATCCAGTCGAGGGCTATATCGACTGGTTCTACAAGCGAGCATTCGTCGTCTCTAGGCTCGATAAGAACGGTATGCCCTGCGAGTGTTATGTGTACGCGCATAAAGACGGAATCGGAAAGCTCAACGACACTAAAGGCGGCCAACAGAAGTTGCTCGCCCAACTCGAAATCGATGACGACCGCTTAATCGTTCTGAGAGTGCCGCCGCCTTCGATTGGCAAGGACAGGATCAAACGACCGACCGGCCGCAAGGATGGTAAAAAGCGACTCCAGCCGCGCGGTGCCAAGCTGCGGTTTGCGGCCGCACAGATGGGCGGTGTTCCGGCATAATTTCGGCGTCGGCTTTCGCTGCAACTTCGCTGGCCGGCGTCGAGCCCCGCGGATCTTCCCTCCGATGAAGTTTCCGCGGGGCACTGCTCTGGCCGCTGCTGACCGAGAGCTGCATCGCGGCATCGCTGGCGACGGCCAAGGGCCGCCGGACGGGCTCATACCCCGACCCCGGCGGCCACTTTATCAACAGGTATGACAACAATGGACAACCGCCCGACATGAGAAACAAGCGCATGGAAGAAAAAATCCAGAGCGGCGAAGCCGTTGACCTAAGCAAGTGCCGGCGGGAAGGCCGCTATTATATCGTCCCCGAATTCATCGACGGGGTTGATTATTGCGATGCGGTGGCGGAATCTTGGATCTGGTCGATGGGCCGGCGCTATTCCGACGGCGTGGTGCTGGCCTCAACCGGCACCGAGCTTTACCAGAATCCACAGTTTCGTTGCCTGTTCTTGCGCTAACCCCTTGACCCTAACGCCGCATCAAGGAATGCTTGATGACGACTACCATCCGCCCAAGGATGATGCTGCCATGAACGTCATTGCGCCCGTCGCCTTCAACCGCGACCGTCTTGAGGTAATCAAGGAGCGGATTGCGCGCGGTTATGAGCGCGCCAACAAGGGCGGCCAGGAGTGGGTCGAAGGCTCGCTTGAGCTTGCTGCCGCTCTGCGCGAGGCCCGCGACAACATCCCGTCGAACATCACCTTCAAGGGCTGGTTGCTGGCGAACAAGCTCGACTTCTACAACAAGAACGATCGGCAGGCTTTGATTAGCTTTGGTGACAATCTCGAAGTCGCACGCACCGTACTGACCGAGACCAAAAGCCGAAGCTACGACTTGATCTGGCGCGAAAATAAAAACCGTTTTCCGAGAACTCGGAAAACAACCGACAAGATTCACTACAGCAAGCCGCGTGTGCGCAATCCCGGCCGCGCGATGATTTTGCGCAAGATGAAGCTCGGTGAGGGAGTCATTGATTCGCTCAAAGGTACGACGCTCGATAGCGCGCTGGAGATGGATGAGTTGGTTATTCTCAACAGAGGGGCACCGCCAGGCGAACTCAACAAAGTCGTATCTCGACTGGTGCAGGAAGCCATCGCCGGAAAGGAAGTAAGCGCACTCGCTTACACCGCAAGCCTCGCGGGCTCGAATACCCGCAAGCATGTTCCGACACTGATGGATGCCTGGAAAAAACATATGATTTTCCCATGGAAAAGAGCCGGATGGGCCGAGCGGGAAAAGTTTTTGCAGCACGTGATGGAAATGCATACCGCGAAGGAGGCAGCGGAATGAGTGAGGTTAGGATTTTCAAGGCGAGCCTGGAAGACGATGACGAAACCGATCAGATCATCATTCGCGGCGTGCTCGATCAGGAATGCCTAAAGTACATCAAGCTCGACTGGTATCAGCGCGAGCAGGGTTTTTCCAATAACCACACCAATAAAATTGTGGCGGCCTTTATCTCTGGCAACAAGATCGAAGACATCACCGTCGGCATGCGTGGAGCACGCATGCGCACCAGCAAAGATGGCACCTACACTCTGCTCGACAAGTGCTACTGCATCAATGGTGGGCAACGTCTCTGGTCGGCGGCCTGCGCGATCAAGGAAAGGCCCGATCTGAAAATTCGGCTCGGGATCAAGGTCTACACCAACACAAACGAGCAGTTTGAAAATGACCTGTTCTGCAAGATGGGCACCTCGCAGGTGAAGATCGGCCCATCCATCCTGCTCCGCAACAGGCGCAAGAACAGCCGCGCCTCGGCGATGCTGTTGGCGATCTGCAAGGATCCAGTCTTTGCGATGAAGGACCGCATCGCTTGGGATCAGCGCAAGACGCGCCAGGATCTAATGCAGGGCTTCACCTTTGCGCGCGTAGTTGGAGCATTACACTGCCACAAGGGTGGTGCCCTCAGAAGTAGTGTCCCCTACGATCTGCTCGACGGCCTCGATTCCTTGGTCGAACGTATTGGTGAAGAAGCGGTTACTGGCAACATCATTCGTTTCTTCGACGGTATCGACAAGTGCTGGACTATCCGGCAGTTAAGCGGAGATCGCAGCGAGCAGCGCTTGCATCTGACGCTGCCGTTCCTGCTCACCGTCGGAAGGCTGTTCTCGGCCTATTCCGAATTTTGGGATGGTACCGCGCGCAATGACTTCTATCTTCCTGACAAGTACCTAAGACGGCTTAAGGGACTCACGCTCAACGACTACATCATGCCGCGCGCCAAGGTGCCGCGCGATGCCTTCTATGAGATTCTACGCAAGCGTCTGCAACTGAATCCGATCTTCGAGCAAGAAGCCGCCGAGTGAGCAAGTTTCACGGCCGTGAAGATGATTTCTTTTTTGAGCTTCGTAGCGGCCCGAGCCGCACGAATGGCCAGCACGTCCGTTATTTTGTTCTCGTCTGCCGCAAATGCAGCACCGAGATTTCGCTGCAAGCCCATGGCATGGGAACCGCCAAGATTCGGAAATGGTTCAAACGCCATGGATGGGACGTCGGCAAGATGCGGAATCAGCACACTTGCCCGGATTGCCAGCGCAAGCACGAAAAGCACATTGCAGAGCACGGCGGTGAAGACACGCTCGCACTCAACGATTCGCCGAAGCCTCCGCCGTCACCGCTGGTTCAATGCGACTTCTGCGACAAGATGAATGACCAGGTGAAGAAGATGGTGCAGGGCTGCCGCGCCTACATCTGCAATGAATGCATCACGCTCTGTATGGACATCATTCATCCCAGCACTGAATGCCACATCGTTACTGCGCCGGGAATACTCGCCGTTGCAGAGGGAGACGCGGTGATCAAGCACGTGCAGCAAGCGACCATCGACGAGCAAGGCTTCCAACACGGCGCCCATATCGACAGTATGCCGATTGAGGCACGGCCCTCCGAGATCGAGCATCCGATCCAGGTCACCAAGAACGATGATGAAAGCGTTGAAGCCGATAGTCAGATCAGCGATGCCGATAATGAAGACGACGTGGCTGACTGGTGGAAAGAATTGCACGCACAGAAATAAGGATGAGAATGCGCGACGCGCAAGTTCAATTCTTTGCTCTTTGGGGAAAAGATCATGCCTATGCGCTCGACGCGTACCCGAATGAATTCGGACCATACATTGCGGAATGGAACAGAGCACGGCAACAATTTATGGGGCCATTTACTGATGCGCATGAAGCTCTGAAAATAGCGCTCAATCGCTGCTATGACTTGCGCAACGACGGCAAGAAGCGAAAGAGAAAACGCAGACAACCTTGGATCGTTGTTCAAACCTGGCCGACAAAGCCATCAGCAGAGCTGATGCAACTCGTTGAGAAAGTGTTGCTAAGTGGGTGAAATTTGATGCCGTTCCTTGCCCGCCCGATCACCGACCGTGCCACCTGGCTGGAGTGGCGCCGGCAATGCGTCACCGCCTCGCGCGTCTGCCAGCTCCCGGCCTTCGATTGCAGCCCGTTCAAGGAATGCACGCCCTTGCGGCTCTATGCCGAGCTGCGCGGCGTCGAATTCCCCGACCGCGATGACAACAAAATATTGCGCCGCGGACGATGGCTCGAGCCGAGCATTGGTCTGGCCTGTTCCGAGCTGCGGCCGGAATGGACAATCACCCCGGCGAAGGAATTCCTGACCGATGGCGCTCTTGGCGCAACACCTGATTTCTATGTCGACGGCGATCCGCGCGGCCGCGCCGTGTTGCAAGCGAAATCAGTGGCGCCGAGCGTCTATGCCAAGGAATGGCAAGGCGGCAAGGAAATCCCGTTCTGGATCGTGCTGCAAACCCTGACCGAATGCATGCTTTCGGACGCCGCTTTCGGTGTGGTCGCCGCCCTGCTGGTCGACGCCTATGCCATGGACTGCGCCATTCTCGAGGTGCCGCGTCATCCGGCGGCCGAAGCCAAGATCCGCGCCGAAGCCGAGCGTTTCATGGCCGACGTGCGCAACATGGTGGAACCGGATCCCGATTTCAGCCGCGATGGCAGCATGCTCAAGCTGCTGTTGCCGAAAGAGCAACCGGGCAAAGCCTTGGATCTGATTGGCAACAACGCCATGGCCGAGAAGTTGGCCGCCCGCGCCGAGCTGTGCCAGCGCATCAAAAACGACAAGATCGCCATCGAAGCTATCGAGAACGAATTGAAGTTCATGATGCAGGATGCCGAGCGCATCGATGGCTTGCCAGGTTGGCGAGCGACTTTCAAGACCACGCATTACAAGGGCTATACCGTCGAGCCGCGCGATATCCGCGTGCTGCGCATCCAGGACAAGCGGCCGCCGGAAGAACGGCCGGGCGGTGATAACGACAGCGATGAGAATTGACCATGCTATTATTTGAACTAGAGGAAGCGATTCAGGCGATTGAAATCGCCGTCAAAGGCAAAAAAGGAATGCGCATGACGCAAGCGCATAAGACCATTGTGAAAGGTAGGCGCATCGTCGTGCAAGATGATGTTCTCTCGCCGCATCGCCTCGAACAAATCAATCGCATTCTAAAATGGGCGCATCACCATTGGCATGACTTCGGACCGGAGCTTCACAAATTTCTTAATAAAGGATGAACGACAATGACCAACACCGACCAAGCCCCCATTGTCCAATCGAAGCCGCCGATTGTGGTGTTGCGCGAACGGCTCGAGGCGCGCGCGGGCGAGCTGAAAGCTGCGCTCGCCGAGATTCCGCCCGAGCGCTTCATCCGTGCCGTCATCACCGCGGCGCAGATCAATCCCGACATTCTCGCTTGCCAATGGAACAGCGTTTGGCTCGCTTGCATGAAGGCGTGTCGGGATGGACTCCTACCCGACGGCGTCGAAGGCGCGATTGTTGCTTATGGCGACAAGGCAAACTGGATCCCTATGTACAGAGGACTTCTGCGCAAGTTTCAGGAATCCGGGTCGTTCCGATGGGTCGCCGCCGACGTGGTGCGCGAAGGCGAAGCGTTCGAATATTGGATCAGCACCGACGGGCCGCACTTCAAGCATATCCCTGACGGCATTGAGACGGCGCCCATTGTCAAGGTCTATGCCATCGCCACCACCTTGCAAGGCGGTGTGTTCGTCGCCGTCATGTCGATGCCGGAAATCGACAAGATCAAAAAGATGAGCCGGGCCAAGCGCGAGGATGCGCCCTGGCGGATGTGGGAAACCGAGATGATGAAAAAAACCGCGTTACGGCGGCTGGCCAAGATGCTGCCGTCGGGGCGCATCGTCGATGAGGATGACGACGACAACGATGATGTCAGGGAGGAATCCTCATTGCGAGCGGCGGCAGTAAGTGCGCCCCGAGAGCGCACGGCCGCCGCGGCGCTCGATCTGTTTGCAGGTTCTTCCGGTGAGTCCGTACAGTCGCCGCCGCATGATAGTCACCCCGACGCGGCGGCACCGGGAGAAGGCGACGGCGTGCAGCAATCGCAGCACCATGAGTCCGCCGGTGCGGCGCAGCTCGACCAACGATCTGCCGGTCCGGCAACTGCCGCCGTCGCCAGTACGGATCCTGACCCGGTGACCGTCGCCTATCTGCGCGGCAAGGAAGCCAAGGCCGCCAAGCATGAGCGCAAGGCGCTGCCGGGGGAATATCGCTCGAGTGAGCGCGACAGCGAAGCCACCGCCTGGCTGGCGGGATATGACGGCAAGCCGAAGCCACAACATGGGGAAGCATCATGACCGACAAACCGGAAGACTACGCCCAGCCCAAGCAGCGCGCGACGCAAGAGGCATTGCGTGCGGTCGAAGCCGCCGTCACCGACGCCAAGGCGGCCGAGAACGCGCTGCCGTCCGAGAACCGCACGGTGAGCGACTACGCGGCATTAGGCTCGCAGGCCATCACCAAATATTTCGAGGCCGCCGCCGTGCATATGGAGCAAGCGGCAGCCGAGATCATGAAGGAAGCCGAGCATGCCCGCGACGAACTCATGATGCAGGCGGAAGACGTGCGCCATTCGGCACGCGCGCTCACCGCCGCGGTCGAAGCGGCAGCGAGCCGGACCAAGCGGGCTGCGCTCGGTGCCACCGACATCCGCAAGGCATTCGCCGATGACGTCGCCCGCGAGCGCGCCGAGCACGAAGCCGCCCGCCAGCGAGCGGTGGGATGATGTCCGAGCTGGATTACAAGGCGCGCGCCGAACAGCTCTGGCAGGAGTTCGATGAACGGAATCGCGATGCCGTCTGACGCTTTCTGTATGTGGACGATCTACGACCATCCGAAGGATTATCCGACGGCATTCATCGCCCGCAAATTCCTCATCGGACGCGGTACGGCGACGCCGACGACGACGATGTTGGCTAGCCCGGATCTCGAGGATTTGCGCGAAGCGATGCAGCGCATGGGCTTGACCTGTCTCACCCGCATGCCGGATGACGACGCGGCCATTGTTGAAACCTGGATCTAGCGAGTCGAAAAATGACCGATCCAATAACGATCTTTCTAGCGTCCGGCACCGGGGCATTCATCGGCGGCATTATTGGCACTTGGCTGGTCACACGCTGGCAATTCGACAGAATTCGCGAGCTAGAGCACGATATTGAAATCATCCGAAAAAATCTCATGCGGATACTTTACGAGCGCGGCGACTTGGAGCGGAGGCAATGATGTTGAGCAAAATCAAATACACCGACCGCGAGCACATCGAAGCCGACACGGTGCGGATGATTGAAACCGGCAGCGAAGCCGAGCAAGTCGCCGCCCGCATGCTGCGGAGCATGACGCCGCTGTTGCTGGAAATTCTCACGTCGTCGAACTTGGCTTATCTCGCGGGCTTCGCGCGCGGCACGGCGCAGGTTGTCGCTAGCCTGGTGATGTCGCTGCCGTCGGACATGCGCGACGGCATGGCCGACGTCTTGCGGCGCGAGATCGACCAGGCGCTTGACCTTGCGGTGAAAGGCCCGCCGAAGCGACCATGAAGTTCTCCCCCAAGCTCGAAGACTGGCGCATCCGCCAGGGCGACTATGCCACCAGAACCGGCGAGCGCTGCGGCGCCTTTAGCATCCCTGGCCCGGCCGGTCGGCAATTGCTGGTGCTGGCCACCGATGGGCAGTCACCAGCGGGCCAATCGTGGGAACACGTCAGCGTATCCATCAAGGGCAACCGACCGCCCAACTGGCGGGAGATGTGTTTCATCAAGGATCTGTTCTGGTCGGCCGACGAAGTGGTGGTGCAGTTTCACCCGCGCGGCCAGGACTACGTCAACAACATGAGCACGTGTCTGCACTTGTGGCGCTGCACGGCGCAGGAATTCCCGACGCCACCGCCGAGCCTGATCGGCATCAAGGAACTTGGGACGCTGGCATGATAGGCGAGATCACAAAATTCGCAGAGCGGGCGGAAGCGATGATTGCCGAGCGCGACAAGAAACTTGCCGAAGCCGCCGCCTTCCTCGACCGGCTGGCGGAACGCTTGCATCGTGTCGAGGATATCGCCGCCAACTGCCGCGCGATGGCGAACAAGCTGCGGGGTGAGGCATGACGAAATATCGCCCGCATCGCCATCTGCTTGAAGACTCAATGCGCGAGGTTGTCGAAGTTAATGACCTACCGCAGCTTGTCCGCCACATGCGCAGATCCGTGCAGTCCTGGTATCCACCCGATGAATTGCCGACAGTCGAGACTACCGAAGTTAAGCCCTACGTGTTCGATGATCGCATCGGTTGGGACACGTACATCGTGCTGGTCAAAGGTTCGGCATGGGGATTCACTGATGGGCCGCTCTGATAGCAACATACCGCGCCCACCGAAACATATATCAAAGCGCTGGCCGGGCGCCGGATCGGCTGGCGTGCGCAAGGCCATCATCACTAATCGCAACAAGAAAGTAAAAGTGACGCTGGCCTCTACAAAACGAGAAACCCATGAACAAACGTAGGATCGCAGAATTAGAGCGGATATGCGCCGAGCTATATCAAGTCATCGGCACGCTTGCGGACTACGCGGGAGTTTTTGACCACCCCGACGTGGTGCGGGCGATGGACAATGCGAGCAAGCTGCGCCTTGTCCATTCAGACTTGTTGCCATGGCCGCGTACTGCGCTTTCCGCCATGGCGCGCCAAGAATGACCCAAGAGCAAGCCATTGCCGTGCTCGAGGCCGAGCTGCACCGCCTGCGCCGGGTCGAGCACTATGCCAGGGTCGTGGTCGAAGCACATCACCGCGGCCGCCGCGGCACCATGACCGAAGCCGACGCCCGCGCCATGCTGCGCTTGCTCGATGCCCTGGCGCTGGCGCTCGAGTCCGATGGCCGACACTAGAATTGCGGGGATAATTTCTAAATCGAAATTGTAGAATCGGAAAGTTCCGGCACTGTGCGACGCCATGCGTTACGCCATCATCAACCCGAAAAAGCAAACCCTGCGCGCCATTGACGCGTCGTCATTCGACGTCGCGCTGGACGTCGCCGAGCTGGCCGAAGTCGGCCGCGATCATGGCCTAGTCACCCGCCGGGTCGCCATCGTGGTCTATGAATACAGCCTGTATGTGCCGCCGGCCGAGCAACATTATTTCGCGCTCGAGGGCAAACTCTACGGCGGCAATGCCCTGCTCTATGGCGTCGGCGATGCTGGTGAAACCATCGACCTGACCGCCTGTCCGGAACCGACGTTTTTCAAATCTGCCGCCGACGTCGAAGCGGCGATCTATCTGGGGAAAGTCGAGCGTCCCGTTGTTGCACGTGACGAAAAGGTAGTTTGGAAATGGCCCGATCCGCAACCGGAATAGATCATCAGCTTGTGCGCAAGCTGTCGCATAATTTGCGCCGCTATCTGACGCCAGTGCTCACGCGCTGGCTGGCCGCCGCGCAAGCCGAAGGCGTCAACGACAAGACCACCAGCCTGGTGGTGATGAATGAAGCGATGGCATTGGCGGCGACATTTCACACCGGCGACCCTAAGCTGTTCACCGACCTGGCAGCGCTGGCCATTGCCGACGCACGCACGCCGACTGGCACGACCACGCACTGACATGCGCACATTATTGACCCGGCGCTATAAGCTCGAGATCTCCGAGCTGCAACGCCGCCTGATCATGCGGGCGCTCACCAGCACGGTCGCCAGCAATCACCGGCGCCGGGCTTCAACCGACGCGCTCGATGACGCCCGGCGGGCAGAATGGCTCAACCTGGTGCGACTGTTCGCGCAGCTCGATGACGAAAGGCCCATGTAATGGTGAAGCACATCACTGGATACGCCATCGGTGACCAACCGATTGATCCGAAGCTAATCGAGATGATGAATGCGCTCGCGCGCGGGCTTGATGAGATTTTGAACGGCGGCGCCAAAGGCGAAGCCCGCAAAAACGGCTTCGTCCTGATGGTGTTTCCGTTTGATGGTCATGACGGCCGCTGCAACTACATCAGCAATGCCGAGCGTGCCGACGTCGTAACGCTGTTGCGCGAACAGCTTCGCCGCCTCGAGGGTGCGCCGGATGTGACGGGACACGCATAGCATGGCAACCGTCTATGATCTCGCTGTCCGCAAATTGGTGGAACAGGCGCTTGAGCTGGCCAAGACCAATCCCGGCTTGCGGCGGCTCGAGCTTGACGCTTTCCAGCGCGTGATATGGCCACCCGATGGCGAAGCGTTCCGGCGCTTCGGCTTGCCGGTGGAAGTGCTCGAGCGCGCGATGAAGGAAGCGCACCGGCAAGTGCGCGTGCTGACCGATGGCGAAGACACCGGCACGGCGGGCGGTGTGAAATGAGCGACTTGCGCGATGTCGAGATTTGCAGGTTGCAGGAGGAAGTCAGATGCCTCCGCACACAAAACGATTTACTGACGAAGATCATTCAATTGGAATTTGCTCGGCGGCTACCGAGCCGGGGCGAACAGATGCGCAAGGTGCATGAAATAATCAACAGCGTTCGGTTCGGATTTCACGACAGAAAATGACTCATCCGCTCGACCCGTACACTTACATCTTAGTTGACCGCAAGCCGGTCAATTGCCCGAACGATGACAGATGGTTCATGTGGTTCGGCAACATGGAAAATCGGCGCGTGGCCCAGACCATCATCGGCCCGGCCCGTGTCAGCACTATCTTTGGCGGCATTGATCGCAGCTATGGGAGCGCGCCGCATCCGCAGGTCTTCGAAACAATGATCTTCGGCGGCAAGCATGACGGTCGCGAGGAATGGTCTGCATCATGGGAGGAAGCCGAGTTGGTGCATGCCGAAATGGTCGCCCTGGTGCGTGGCCAGCTCGCCGATGTTTGAGTCGCGTCGCGGCAAGTCGGGAGCTTGAGCGAGTCATGTCAGAATCTTTTTGTTGTCCAGAATCTCGCAATGCTGTCAATGCGCGTTGCTTGAGCCTCGCGACACAGAATCGATTCGTGTGAATCCAATCTGATATAATAGCTCTGTCAGTTGGAATTCACCGATTGACCGACTCGCTGTTTGACAAAGTGAAGATCTGCAAACAAAAGGCCCGGCCATGTCCGGCCGGGCCGAGTCGATTTCATATGCAACAATGGAGTCCTACCATGGCCAGGCGCCATAGGAAAGTGAAGTTGACGAAGGCCGAGCAAATCGCGGCCGACATCGGGAAGTGGCAGCGGGCGCAAGAGCGTGCGCTGATCATGGAACGCAAGGCGGCGACCTTGCTCAAGCGGTCGGCGGTCGAGCTGGCCAGGCTGCACAAGCGACAGGCCAGGCTCGAGCATGAGGCGACCAGAGTCGAAACGACTCCCAAGCCGGTCGCCCTGGCGGTCGCGGTTCGGACCGACGGCACGGAAGAAATCGTGCCGGTCGCCGAGCCCCAGCCCGAGCCGGTCACCGAGCCGTCGCGCACCGAAGCCTGGCGCGAGCACCGGGCCGCGGTGAAACGAGCACGCAAGGCCAAGGCGCCGCCCGGCTCGGAGCGGGCAGCGCTGCACCACACGCCGCCCCAGGCCACAGCGGAAGCCCGCCAGGCCAAGATGGAAGCGCTCGGCTTCCGACGCACCGGCAAGGCAAAATAAGCCGCCAGCGGCCTTCCTAAGCCCGTCCCTTCGGGGGCGGGCTTTTTCTTTTGTCTCCGCAACGGCTTCGCGAAGGCTTCGCGAAGTGTTCTTAATGCTTGTATATGGCGAGATATGCAGCTATATGTAGGGACAATAGGCACGGCTTGGCTAGGCGAGGCAAGGCAAGGCGGGGCCGGACTTGGCGCGGCGGGGCTCGGCAAGGCAGGCAAGGCAAAAGGAGTATTTGGAATGAGCACCGTCATTGCATTTCCCGGCGCGCACACTCGCGCCCCGGTTCCACCAGTCTCGGCGGTCGATGAACTCGAGGCCGCCGAACTGGCTTTGCTGCGCGCACGGCTGGCACAGATCCAGGCCGAGACGCGGCAACTCAACGCCATCTGGTTTACCTACTGTTTCCGCAAATTCTTATTTTGGGGCGTGCTGGCCTGGCTTTTGTATGCCCTGGCCAGCCCGGCCGCCGCCGAGTCGCGGTCGCTCTATGGGCCGAACGGCGGCTTTGTTGGCTCGAGCCTGGTGCGCGGCAACCAGACGACGTTCTATAGCGCGAGCGGTCGCTTTATCGGGTCCGAGATCCGGCACGGCAAGCAACGCGCGGTCTATGGTCCGGCCGGAAACTTCGTCGGCTCAATCGTGACGCGACGATGAAAAAGTCTCGCAACCGATTGGTCGAAACATTGAAACGATTTATCGAAGGCGATGCATCGCGCAAAGAATTAGCAGAGGCGGCGATGCACTATGACCGAATGACCCGCGTCAAACTGCAACCGGCCCTTCGTCAGCTTGTCGATATCATGAAGGGGGCATCATGTTCCGGGTGACCTTCCTAGTCGACGACAAGAAATTGGCATACGCGCTTTGGGCACTGACCAACGTTGCGCTCGCCAAGCCCGACATCGAGCCGGTGATCAACGTCAAGAAACGCCGCAACGGCGTCGCGCAGCAAACCGGCGGAACGTTGCTCGAGATGTTCACGGCCCATCTCAAGGCCGACAAGCCGGAACAGATCGACGCCAAATACGTCAAGGCATGGATGCAAGGCGCCGGGCTCAATCCGACCAGCCATGGCTATGTGCTCAAGCACGCGCAGCGCAGCAAGCTCATCCGCAAGATCGGCAAAGGTCTGCGCAGCGGCTACACGGTGCTGTGATGGCAAAGCGACGGCTTTACGCTGCCTATGTTTGGAGAGGTGACAAGGATCCGGTGATTGCAGAATTGCGCAGCATGGCCGAGTCTTACTACGGCGTGAGCAAGGTCACCGGCAAAGAGCTGGCGCAGAATTCCAAGGACGGCGGCCCGTCGGCGACCTGCATGCGCGCCTGGTTCTATGGCGACACCCGGCGGCCGCAGAACACCACCATCGAAGCCGCCGGGCGCGCCATGGGATTCGAACGGGTTTGGAAACGGATGCGACGCAATCGACCGGAGGAATGACCATGGGATATGCTTTGGCCCACGGCGCTTGCTTCGGCTGCGGCCGCATCTTCGGCTTCAATCCGTTGCGCGTGCCGAGCATCACCAGCCCGAAGACCGGGACACGCGAGCCGATCTGCCAGGCTTGCGTCACCCGCGCCAACATCACGCGCGCCACGAACGGACTTGCGCCTATCATCCCACTGCCCGACGCTTATGACCCGATTGACGAAAGCGAGCTGCCATGACTAACGCCGAAAAGTTGGCCCAACTTGCTAACAATGCGTTGCGTCGCAGTGATGGCAATCTGAAAAAAGCGGCGGACGAAATCGCGTTTGAATTTGCCGAGTGGGAATATCGAAGTTTCAAGCGTCCATTGTTGAAGGCGCTCATTATCAATTATCTGACACGTCTGCGCAGTGGCCATGACTAAAGGTGCTGCCATGAGCGAACCGACGCTTGAGCAATTCGCGCGCTGGATCCAGACCGCCAAAGACAAGCGCGACTATGCCGTGGCCTGCGCCATCTATCGCGCCACGCACGGTCAGGCAGCGCTTAATGCCGCGCTCGAGACGATCGAGGAAATCGAACGCGCCGACATGGCCGAGCGCAAAGCCAACCTGACGCCCAACCCAAAAGGACGATGACATGCCCAAGAAACACAAGCGCGACCGACATCAGCCGACGCCAGCGGCGCAAGACATTCCAGCGGTGGTGACACAAAGCGAAATCGACGAAGCCGAACGGGAAATTGATCGGGAGCTTTCGCGCGATCCGTCGATGTTGACCGAAATGCTCGAAGCCATCCGCGCCGATGCCAAGGCGACGCGAGACGGCACCGCGCGCACCATTGCCGATCTTGAAACCATGCGCGCCGAGATCGACGCTGCCATTGCGTTCCTCAAGGCCGGGCGGCGATGAAGCCGCTGACCAAGAAACCGCCGCACACGCCGAACAAACGCGGACGCCCCACAATCTTCAACCGACCGATGACCGCGGCCGAACGCATGCGCCGCTGGCGAGCTGGCAGAACAACGTCATGACCATTCCCATCGACGAAGTCGCCAAGCGCGCGATTGCCATGCACGAATACGTCGTGAACTTGCCGCCGGAATATCAGAGCGTCGTCATCGCGCATTTGCTGGCGACCTGGATTGCTGGCCATCAAGGTGACGACAAGGCGGCACTGGCGAAATTCCGGGAAGAATTGCTGACCAATCACATCAAGCTGGTGCGCGACCTGATCCCGATGGAGGACGCCCGCATCCGAGACTTGAACGCGATTTCCAGACCGAGCGACTAAACCAACAGGGAAACCGACATGCTTTCACCACCAGAATTGGTATGTGCCGTGCGTGGCCGCGCCATCAAGTTCACCCCCGAACGGCTCGAGCAAATCAAGAATTTGGTCGAGCGCGGAATGCGTCGAGAGGATATTGCCGCCACCATCGGCGCCACCGTCGGATCGCTGCAAGTGACATGCTCGCGTCTCGGGATTAGCCTGCGCCAGCCGAAGCGCACAAAGGTCGCCGCGGTGGACGATGACGAGCCGAAACGAGAAGGCAATGGCAAACCGGTCGGCGCACCGATCCCAATTGCACAGCGGCCGCAATTGGCATTGATCATTCACCGGGGCGACCGCGAGCGGCGCATTGAACTCGATCTGCCCGATGACGTGCTGACCCACATCGCGCTCGAGGCGGCCTTTAGCAATGAAGGCTTCGCCGCCGTCATCACACGGCTGATCATTGCCGGTCACAAGAAATCATAAAAAAACCCCGGCCGAAGCCGGGGGCAAGTTGGCGTTAAAATCGACAGATTATCGCGATGGTGTCGGCACGCCGGGGTGCTCCTCCGACGGCACGATCGCGACAACCCAACCAGTTTGCGGCGACCAGGCTGTCTTCACGTCCCAATTCTCGGCCACTTCCGGCTTCTCACTACTGCCGGGAGGCGGCAGCACAATCGGATGGGTCGGGAAGCCAGGTATGCCGACACTCGGCGGAATGTAGATCGGATGCTCGGGTTTCAGCCCCGGAATAGTTCCCGGCGGCAGATAAATCGGAGGCGTCGGGAAGCCCGGCCCTTGCGATGGCCCCGGAGGCGGACCACCAGGCGCAATCGGGTGAGCTGGATGACCAGGGCTCGGCCAGATGCCCGGCGGTTGCCCAGGAAGCCCTTGATCAGGATAGGGTTGTCCACTGCCGCCCCAGAACCCAAGCGGCGGGCCGCCCGGTGCGATGGGATGCGCCGGATAACCAGGACCCGGCCAAATGCCGGGTGGAGGACCACCGGGGGCGATGGGATGGGCAGGATGGCCAGGACTCGGCCAAATTCCCGGCGGTTGGCTCGGCGGATAGTAGATCGGAGGCGTAGGAACACCGGGGCCTGGCCAGATGCCCGGCGGTGGGCCGCCTGGTGCGATAGGGTGTGTGGGAACACCGCTTTCAATCGGAAAGATCAAGCACAGCACGGGTGCTGCCATTAGAATCTCCCATCCTTTGGGGGTGAAGTCGCGACTCGCACTATAGGCTTGCGGCTGAAAAATGATATGACGCCACCGCAAACCGTCCACAATTTTCCGCACGATTTCCGTCCAGAAAATATTAGGCGTCAAGCTCTGCTTTAGGGCGTATATTTGCCCATGGGGGACACGCTACCTTGTGTCAACGTGACGGAGACAGACCACATGAAGAAACTCTTACTTGCCGCGAGCTTTCTAACGGCGCTCGCTCTACCGGCACAGGCCGATCTTGTGCTCTCAGATTTGGTCTTTCGCGATCTGGGCGGTACCGGCTTCGGTGTGGCCCCACGTCTTCTGACGATCCAGAACAACGTGTTCGAGCAGGGCTCGACGTTCGCCACTGCGGGCGGCGGGACCGGCTTCACCGGCCAGGACGGAAGCGTCTGCACCAGCAACGGCACGTGCGGAAGCACGTTGACCGGAGCCAACCAGTCGTTGGTGTATTCCGTCGCCGCGTTGGGATGGAATTCAGGTGCCGAAGTCGGAATCGGGCTCGACACCAACGAGATCGGCAGCACAGCGGGTCTGACGTTTCAGTCCCTTGTGCTGACGCTCTACAACTCTGCTGGCGTTGCACTCGGCAGCTTCTCGGGTGATGGACCGGTATTCATCTCCCAGGAATTGCTGGCGCTCCAGCAGGGCAACGGCAACTCGGTGTTCGACATCCGCTTGGATGCCGCACAGCAAGCCCAATATGACGCCATCCTGGCCGCCAATGGCGGCCCGAGCAACGTCTTCGAAGGCTTGCAGGCAGCGTTCGGATGCACGGTCATCGCACCCGGCTGCGGGCCGTCCACGGACGGCGCGGAGTCGTTCCTGGCGTTCCAGGTGCCCGGTCCCATCGTCGGTGCCGGCCTTCCGGGGCTGGTTGTGGCGCTCGGTGGAATGCTTGGTCTGAATCGATTCAGGCGGAAGCGACAAGTCGCATAAAGACTATCCCACAGCGGGCCTCCCCGGTGTGGTGTGTGTGTCAGTCAGTAGCGTAGGCCCGTCGCGTAGTGATTCATGCGGCGGGCTTTTTTTCTAGAAGGAAAGCACAATGCGAACACTCGTGATCGTCCTGATGATGGCGCTGATCACGCTCACGTTCACGGCGCTCTTGATCGCGCCGACACTCGCACAGGCACCAATGCTAAACGTGCCCGACGTGCGCGGGCTGGTGCAGCCGCCGGCACCATCCGGTCCCCGCATCGTGCCACTTCTGGGCAAGGACGGCGAGAAGATTGGCACCGCATCCTTCGTGGGCAATCGCATCTACCTGCGCAATCTGCAAAACGAGATCTTCGTTCAGATCGTGGTCGAGGCCGACGGCAGCAAAGTGATGTATGATGCCCGCGGCAAGGTGCTTGATCGCATCGAGGCTGAGAAGAAATGATTGGATATGTTGTAATCCGCTACGGAAATCTCGGGCAGACGGCCGATCTCGTACGGGACAACGAAAGCGGCGACGTCCGCATCTTCGCAACGAAACAAGAGGCCATCGCCGTTGCTCGGCAATGTGCGCCCAGCAAAGTTGAGCCCCTTCACAGCAACTACATCACCAAGGGCAGCGACGAATGGCCCATGTGTGCTTGCGGTCATTTGTGGGCACGGCACCAACAAGACGCATATGGCAAGTGGTCATGCCGACAATACGGCTGCTCCTGCCGTAATGTGGTTCCGCTTTTGAAGCAACGAACTTGGGAGGTTTGGTGACAATTTCAGAAGGTCTGTTGACTTTGGGCCTGCTGGTTGGTTCTGCTGGGATATTCCTTGCAGTGACGCGCCGCTGCAAGCATGATTGGGAATGCATCGGGGGCACTACCAACGATGGCGAGGGCCGCAGAGAGGGATATTATTTCTGCCGTAAATGTCAGAGGCGCAAGCAAGAGAACTTCATGTGGTGGTGAAAAAGGGGTGCTCCAATGATCGATGCAAGAGACTTCTCACCGGACGGCTCGCACGCTGGCACGGAGAATGATCCATGGCCCGGCCAAGCCATCGTTGATGCTCTCAAGTCGCTCCCCCAGCCCGGAGGTGGCACCGTTCGTGTCGCCAACGGCATCTGGCTCTTCGACAAAGCCCACACCATTAACGGCGTCAACGACTTCGTACTACAGGGCGAGAGCCACAGCGCGGAGCTTCGTTTCGTCGGTGGTGAAGGTGGCGGCCAGCTCTGGTTTGGCAGTGACCAGGGCGGCACTGCCGGCTTCACCAACGGCATCTTCGAGAACCTTCTCATCAATGCTAACGGCCTCGACAAAAATGACCCAAGGTCGCCCTCTGCGCTGCGATTAAGCACCGGACGCAGTAGTGAGTTTCGTAATAACAAGATGCTCGGTCACTCCAACGGCTCTATCCCGGCGATGTTCTGGGAGGGCGGTCAGTACGTCAAAATCCACCATAACCATTTCGACGGTCGCCAGCCCGAAGACGGCGGTGGCACGGGAGGCGGTGGAGATAGTGTCTGCCAAGTTCAGAGCGGCCCAATGGGTGCTGACGGCCACGTCGGCAGGGACTTCGAAATCTCCGACAACACGTTTCTGGGTGCGATGCCGGTGGTCATCGGCGTCGACAAAATCAAGGTGCTGCGCAACCACTGTGAGAGTCACTATGGCTTCCTTGCCATCGCAGCCTGCGGAACATGGAATACACGCTGCACAGACACCATCATCGACAGCAACACCGTCAGTGCTGAGGGCGCAAACGGCGTCATGATTTCGGGTATCTCTAACGACCCTGGCGGTATGAGCATCATCGACGGTTTCCAGATCACCAACAACACACTGATCGGCACGTTCGCGTCGATCTGCTGCCAAGGTTGGTTGAATGACGACCAGTGGAACGACGGCGTTACCCTGGTGGGCAGCGAGAAGTACAATGTCCTTATCAAGGGCAATAAGCTGCACTCTGCGTGGGGTGCCTCCGACATCAATGTGCGCGGCGGTGACGGCAAGGTCGATGGCGTTCTCATCACCGAGAACACCCTTACGAACGACGCCGGAAAGCCTAATACTCTGACCACCGACGATCACAGTTACAACGTCCAATGCTACGGCAACAATGGCCTCGACGACACCACTGAGCCCGAGCCGATCCCACCCGAACCGGAGCCACCGATGAAGAACACTGTCACCATCACTGTGACCGCCGACCCGCCCGGTAGCGTAAACTTCGTGACCGATCCAGCAATGTCCAGGTCTGCCACGCCGAAGGGGAAACCGCCCAAGCCGCCGCAGCCGCCAGCGCAAGTGCCCACTGTCACCATCGCCGTGGACGTTGAGCCACCCGATAGCTCCAACATCGTGTTCGCGGGGAGCGTGACCCGCCGCGAGTGAGGCATGTTAAAGGCGCTCGATCGCGCGGTGACATGGCTGGCGATGCATCTGTTCCCGGCCCCGCATCCGATGGGGACGATCCTCGGTCGCGAGATTGATAGCGTCGATGTTGCGCTGGCGATCTACACGCTGTGCATCGGCGTTGGGCTGGCGCTGGTGTTCGGCAACTGGTTGTGGTTCCCGGCCACCTTGTTGTGCATGGTCATGGCGGCGATGATGTATCGGATGTTATGGGGGGATTGATTGAAAGATTGGCCGCGCTACGCCAAGGCGCTCGACATGCGGCTGGCGGGCGCGAAGTTAAATGACATCGGCCGCCAGCTCGGTGTTGGGCGAGAACGCGCGCGGCAGATGGTCGTGCTGGCCAAGGCGCAGCTCGCTTATCGCGTCTTCAAGGGTGTGCCGCGACCCCTGCCGAAACTATTATGGGATATCAACGCAGCCGCGGAAGCCCTCCGACTGCACCAATCAAGCAACTCAACAACGCAAAGATCAGATAAATCACGGCAATCATGATCACCGCCCAGATCACGATATTGAGCGCGGCGGCGATGAAGCCGAGCAAAGTGGTCGGCGACGGGCCGGACCATGGTGCGCTGACCGGCGGCCAGAATGCGGTGCCGGGAGCGCCGCCACCAAGTGCCATGATCAGCAACCGCAGCAAAGCCACGATCGCGATCAGAACCACAACCCACACGGCCACGGCTTCCCAGAATTGCAAACTTAAACAGGCCATATTAGCCTCCATTGGTTTATGACGCGGCTCGGCCAGGCAAGGCGCGGCAGGGTGAGGCAAGGCCAGGCGCGGCATGGCACGGTAAGGGAAGCGGGGCGGGATTCTTCACAAAATCCCGTCCCGCTCATTCCTGATAGAAGAACGCGCCCCACACGAACAAGCCGACCACCACCGCGGCGAGCACGGCAAAGACGCCGAGCGCCCACCATGGCGGGCCGCTCCTTGAGCCACGTCTTCTTCTTTTGCATGTCACGCCACTTCGACGTCACGATCTACGTAGTCTTGGACCGCCCGGAACATGTCGTCAGCCTCGCGTTTGAGTTCGACCTCATGGCGGATGATCGGGCCGTAGTGATTGCACAGATTGCGCAAGGTCAGACCGTGCGTCTCCACCGCAAACGCCGGGCAGCTCTTGCATAGGTCCTGAAACTGGCGGCCCGCGCCCGAGCCGTACGAGTCCCACTCGCTCGAGCTGCACGACACCCCCTCGCGGAAGGCTTCGAGATAGCACGTCCCTTCGTTCTTCGCCTGCGAGTACTCGTACATAAGCTGATCGAACTCAGGGTCACTAGCGCCGTGCGCGTTGTATGAAGTCTGGAACAGTCCGGCCTCACACGTATCGCTCGACACGTTCTCTGCGCTCATGTCGCGGCCCTCGCAGTGGCGGCCTGACGACTCCCGCATACCGCTGCCGAGCATCAGGGCGTAGAGGTGCCGCAACGTGTTGACACCATCACGCTCGTTGTTCATGCCATGGGAGCGGAACTCGGCGAGGTACTCATTGAGGGCGTCCTTCTCTGAGCTGGTGCGCGCCTTCGCCATCTCCCTCGCCGCGGGGTGATCGGCCTTGAGCTTGAGGTACGTCTGCGCGAACGCCAGCGCCATGCCCTGGATGTAACCAGGAGGAGCCTTTCCACGATCATCCCACGAGTAATCTGCGACGTCAGACTCGTTCGCGATCCGGATAATCGCCGCTTGCTGCTCATAGCTCAACGCGCCGGGCGGTGGCTCTGGCGGCGGCAGCGGCGGCTTGTTGTCATAGAGCGCGCGCCATGTCTCCTCGCCGACGATGCCGTCGACTTCCAGCCCGCGCGTGCTCTGGTAGCGCCGCACGTTCTCCTCGGTGATGTCGCCAAAATCACCGTCGATCTCGCCGGTGAAACGCGGAAGCATTCGTTGCAGATCGACCACATCGGGACCGCTGTCGCCGTTCTCCAGGTCCGGCCGATCTTCGACATCGATCTCCGGGATCGGCCAATCGCGCGGCCAGGCATAGGCGATCACAGTGCTGGGATCGTAGGTGCTGACATTGACCTCGTTCGATTGATTGCCGCCCCTGCAACGGAGCATTCCGTTGTCATCCCATCCCTCGAACATGGTGACGTGACCGCCACCCTCGCGTGTCATCACAACAATCGCGCCAGGCACCGGCGCGCCGAGCTTCACGAAGCCGGGGTCACTCGCAAACGACTGCGCCCACATCCATTTATCCGTATCAGTGGGGCCGAACGGTCCGCTGATACCCTGCTTTGTGCAAGCGGCGAGGCAGAAATCCGTAGCAACGCCACACCAAGCGATGCTGTCGTCAGTGTAACCCGATGCGTACGACGCCTGCTCGGGAAACTTGCGCCCGATGTACTTCGCCATCGCCTCAATCTTCGGATTCGAGCCGTCTTCGTACTCGCTCAACCCTGTGATCGCCCGCATGACTAAGAGCCACGGAGGTGTATCTTCCTGTGCCATCTGATGGCTCTCCTATCTCGGCCGTTGGGCTTGTTCTCGTTTCTCGATTGCTTCCATGCTTCTGATGTAAGCATCTCGCGCATTGCGCGCGCCGACCAAAGCCTTCGGCGGGATCTTCGGCTGATAGTTGTCCGTGACCCAAACGCTGTAAAGCTGCGCGATATGTTTCTTGAATGCCTCACCTATCGCCTGCCTTTCCAGCTCATCAATCTGATCATCCCATTTCGATGATGCCACCGGTGCGCCCTGCGCTTCGGCTTCCCAGCGTCCCGATAGATATCCGATCAGTGCAAGTGCAAAAAGAATCACCAGCACGATGATGACCGTGATGGCGATGCGGTGGCCGACGCTCAAATTGCGCCACATCATTGCGGCCTCAACGCCAGCAGAATGAAGGTGAACGCCAGCCAGAAACCGATGCCAGCGATGACGCTAATCTCGAACGCGATCCCGACCGCGACCAGTGCCACCAGGACCCAAGCGACGTGCCACAGCGTCGCGCTGCTGTTGTTGATCATTGCGCTGCCGGCGGATAGCCGCTGAGCGCTGTGCTGCGGCTGTAAACTTGCCCCACATCAGCCTGGCGCGGCGGCGCATCTCCTCACAGTGGGCGCAGCTCATTCTAGCTCCCGTTGGGGACTTCATAACCTACGACATAAAGATCCAGGTCGTTAGCACTGAACGATCCACTATAGACCGTATAGGCATGCCAAACCGACTGCGCCCGGTTTGGCAGCATGCATTGAATCGCTTGCACTGGATTTTCACCAGCGAACGCCGCAGATAGCGGGTATTCATACATGGCCGCGCTGTCTCCGACTCCGAGATACCACCAGATCGCACCAGCGCCGCCAGACGCGACACAAGAAACATTGCCCGATACCGTGACTGTCAATGCAATGGCGGGAACATAGGCGGCAGTTGAAACGGATCCCCATACGCCATTGCCAGCATTCAAAGTTGCTCCGATATTTTTCTGACCAGCATAAAAGCACCTGTTGCCACGAATGTGAACATATTCGAGGTTTCCGCTCGTGCGCTTAACCGTCGTCAGATAGGCCCAGTGCGTATAGCCGGAGGGCAAGGTCGGTCCCGCATTCGGTCCGGCGTTCGAGCAGATGCCCGCGAGCGTCGACGTCGTCGGGTTGTAGATCGCGTAGAGGTGCACGTCGCCATTCGACAGTGCCGCGTCAGGACCATTGGCACCGGCGGCGGCGCCTTGCGTCACCGTCAAGCTGCCGTTGGTGACGAGCAGGCTGCCAGCGCCAGTCTGGTGCAGCACGGCCTCGATGAACGTGACGGTGAATTGCGTCGCGCTAGTCAAGCCAGAAAGCCCGCGCACAGCGTAGACATCGCGCACCGCAGACTTGACGTGCGCCGTCGTCGCGATCGCCGTGCTGTTGTCATTGGCCGCTGGTGTCGGCGCCGCCGTTGTTCCGACGAGCGCAGCGTTGGTGATCTCGACCGGCGATGCGGTGTTGCTCTTGACCTGCGATTTGTTCTGGCCGCCGCTCAACATCAAAACGGTGTTGGCGGGATTGGTGTCGAAGATCGACACCTGCATGCGGGTGAAATCACCAGTGTAGAAACTACTCGCCGCCGATGCTTTCGCGCTGAATGCAAGCCCGATGTTGGCGTCAGCGCCGGAAGCCTGGATTAAAACTTGCCCGGCACCGGCAGTTTGCGGCTGGATGTTGAGCCCCAAAGTTCCGCTCGCACCGAACGTCGTAACGCCGCTCAAGCGCGTATTGTTGAGTAGCGTATTGAGATCGACGCCCTCGATGGCAGTCGCCGAGATCCAGCGCGCGACTTGCGCGTTGAGCGGCGTGCCCGATGACGATACGTTGCCGCCGGACGTCAACGACATCAGCGTGCCGCCGGAAAATTGCAGGCCGGTGCCAATACTGACTTGCGACCACACCCCGCTGCCGGAACGATAATAGATGGTGTTGGTTCCGGAGAGCGCAGCGAGCGCAGCAAGATCGCTGTCGGCTTGCTGTGCGTCGAGCGTCGCCCGCATGGTCGCCGCGTCGGCATCATCCAGCAGCGTGCGCGCAAACACCGACAGCGGCGTCAATGCTGCCGCGCCTGGTCCGGTGAAATACGGCGTCTGGTCGGCTGCGCCGGTCAAGCTCGCAAGCGCGGCCAGCTCGGCATCATAAGGCTGCGCGCCACCGGTGCCGACTCTGACGTCGAGCGTCCCGGCCGAATATGTCAGGTTGGCGCCGAGCGTGAGCGCGGACCAGGTATCGGCGCCCGAGCGATGATAAATGCCGGCGGCACCAACGCCGGTCGCCGCTGCCAGCGAGGTTAAGTCCGGGTCAGTCGTTTGTTTGCCTGCCAGCGCATTGGTGACAAACGCCGTAGTCGCGATGGTCGTGTTCGAAGTCGCCGGGCTCTGTGTCGGCGCGGTCGGATTGTTGAGGAAATTCGGACTATCGAGCGCCGCCAGGCCGGCGGCCTGGTAGCTCTGCCAGGATGTGCCGTAGCGCAGGTAATAGTTCCCATCCGTCGGCGCGTCAGCAACGATCCCTTGCGGCCCGGTCGGTCCTTGCGGGCCAGGGATGCCTTGGACGCCCTGCGGCCCTTGGATGCCCTGCGGGCCGGTCCCGCCAGCGGTGCCGGTGTCACCTTTCACGCCCTGCGGTCCGATCGGCCCAGCCGGGCCGGGCGGCCCTTCCGGCCCCACCGGTCCCTCCGGTCCGCCAGGCGTTCCGGGCGGCCCCGCCGGACCGACCGGCCCCTGAATTCCCGGCTCGCCGGCCACCGACACGTTCCAGCTCGGATAAGTGCCGCTGCCCTTGGTGGCATCCGGCGCGACAACGACGGTTTCGCCGTCGTAACTCACCACCACGCCCTCGAGCCAGACATTGGAATAGCCTTGCGCGGTCGCGCGTACGCGCTGGCCGGGCAGGAACGAAAGCCCGTATTCGTTGAGCACGAAGCTCTTGTTGTCGAGATCGACGGTCTGCCCGCTGTCGCTTGTGCCCGCGGCACGCGGCCCGATAGCACCGTAAGGCGCGGCGATTGCGACCGCCGTGGGCTCGACAGTGCGCTCGACAACCGTAAGACCGATGATGGTCATCGGGTGACTCCCAAGACGATTTCCAATGTGATGTCGGCTACACGGCGCGCGCTGTCAGGATCGCGGCCAACGATATCGGCGACGTAGTCGCCCGGTTGTTGCAACATCATCTCGGCGACGTCGATGTTGATGAGCAGATATCCGACGTCAGGCGGTTCGCCGATGGCGAGCCCGCCGGTTTTCGTGCTGGCCGAGATGACGACTTCATGATCCGGCGTCGAGCGCCGAACTTCCATCTCAAATTCAATCCCACGCAGGTCGAGCTGCGGGAATGTATCCATATCGCCGCTGCCGGTGTCGACCAGCCACTTGATGGAGTCGACCCAATCCTCATTGGTGCCGGTGAATATTTCCATCGCCACCAGCGGCATGGCGAGCAAGTTCGACGCGGGCATGGCGCGCGATCCTTGTTTTAGGCGATCGGTGTGATGATCGGAGGCCAGATTGAGTCGTCGGTCGGATCGACCGGCATGGCGGTAAACGAATTCGCCACGGCGCGCACGTCGTTCACGTAGCTCCAGCCGCGAGTGTATTCCGCGACGAATGCCTGATCCGGCCAGGTCGTTGTGTCGGTCCCGTGCTGCGACTGGTTCTGGTTATAGGTGGCGTTGTAATTGTTCTGCTTGAAGATCGGAAACGCATTGTTAATTCTGCGATTAGCTTCGCCGTTGACCACGGTCGTGTAATCGTCGCGCCATGTCGAGACGAGCGTCGAGACAATGTCGCCCTCGTCCGGCGATTTGATCTTGTCATCCGCGACAGCCAGGACAGTGCACTGCGCACCATGCCAGTCCCGGTCGACAACTGTATCATTGCGGTAAGCCGCGACTACGCGGACGGTGCCGTCGATAACTTGCAGATCTTGACGGATCACGAATGCTTGCGCCATCTCGTCCTCCCCGTTAGGTCACGACCGTATAAGCGCCGTTGTAGGCCAAGACTCCGGGCGCCGGAATGATCGTCCCGTAGCCGCCGCCCGCTGCCGTACTCAAAGCGATGAGATAAGACAGGTTCGAGCAGAACAGATCGGCAAATGAATTGCCGATTGCTTGCGACGTATGCCAAGTCCCCTGCGAATTGTCGCCGATCCCAAATCCGACCTCCGCATTGTAATTCGACCAACACATCCAACATCCGAGGAAGGAATTTTGGTTGCTCGAAAAACCAGATTTGTAATTTCCGAAACAGCCGGAATAATTGAAGCCATAGTTTGCGCCTGCGGTGGCGAGAACGCCGCTGCGCCAGTTGCCGACTGCGAAGCAATAGTTGCCGACGAATCTGCCGCCACCAAAGAATCCGCCATCGCACCCCCACACCGAGACGTTGAGGGCATTAAAATTAGTGCCGACGCCGGTGAAGCCAGTGATGCCGTTGCCAGACCAGAAATTCGGTCCAGTGACGAGAATGTCCTGGATGGTCGGCATCTGCGGACCGATGTTCTCGATCCCAAAAACGGTTGCCGTCCCTCCGCTCGATGGCACCAGAATTTCAACGCCGAACCTAGTGCGCAGCATGGCGATGTTATTTTGCGAGTCGTTGTTGATGTTGCCGGTCTGCGAGAACATCCCGCCGGTGAGATTGCCAGGGATCTTCATCTCGCCGCGGATCGTGATGCGGTCGGCATTGGCATGATTGACTTTGAACGGGGCATAGCAACCGGGAATTCCGCCGGGACTGGTGAGCGGTCCCGCGCCCTTCGCTATAAAAAACGTGACCCGCGCAGTGTGCATGATGGTCTTGCGCCGGATCGCCGCACATCCGTCTTCGACCGTGGCGAATTGCGATGGGATATTGAATTGACAATCAGCAGTGATGAATGGGTTGGGCTGGATCCAGAATTGCGTACCGTCATAGATGAATAGCATGACGTCGCCGGTCTGCATGTCGCCTTGCAAGAGCGGATTGCCACCGCCGCCATTGGCGCGGATCGGCCTGTCGCCGAGTGACCCGGTCGATGTTCTGAAACGCGCGATGCTGGCGCCGGTGCAGGTCGTGTTGAGCCGGACCAGGAACGGATCGCCTGCCACAAGCGTGTAATCCGTCGGCAATGTCGTGAACGTGGCGTCGACGATGTTAGCCGTGTTCGATTGATCGACGGCATAGGGAATGTTCACCAGATTGTTGACAACGCCGCCGGTGGTGCTGGAACCGACAAAGTTCACCAGTTGGAAGCGCGTACCGTCAAACACCATTTCGGCAATGCCACCACCAGGCAAATCGCCCGGTTGCGTGCTGCCGCCGTTCATTCGAATGATGCCAACCCGGCCAGCACCGGCATCAATTGTCGCCGCGCCGGTGCTGGTCTGATAGACCTTGACCCGCAGCGTGAGGCCGACGGTGTAGGATGTAATCGGTGGATCGAACGACACCGAAAGATTGTTGACCGAGCCGCTGTCTTCGGCCCAATTCATCCGCTGCGAGCGCACACCTTTGGCGACTTGCAGAAGATCGCTGTCACTCGGCGTGAATTTCGATTTCTCGATGATTGCGACAAGCTCGCGCATCGGAAATTCGAACGCTGCTGCCGGCGGCACCGAACCGCGCTGACCTTCAACCGGATTGCCGTTGATGTAATGCGCGTCATCGCCTTCGGACTCGCGGCCATACGGCGGTTGATATCGCATAGTGTCCGCTCCCTCTTAAGGTAGACCCGCCATTGGATCGCTTGTCCCGATGTCGGAGAAGTTAAGCACCAACTCGGTGTGTGCCGGCTTCCATCTATTGAGCAAGCACAGCAGCTCATCCGGCACGCCGATTTCCAGATGATGATCGACACCAGCCTGGCCGCTGCCGGCGCGGAACCAGTAATAGGCGCGCTGACCGACGTTCACATACCAGGCGAATCGCTGTTCTTCTGGCCCGATATACCAACGGAATTCCTTGGCAGTATCGAGCGAAGCCGTGCCGTCTTCGGCAAACTTGAGCGGCCGCGTCTCGCCGCATTCCGACACGCCGGCCATGAACGGCGCAAATTCCCCGATATAATCGTCGACAACTTCATAACCGACGAACTCCATGAGCTTGATAAAATAGGCGCGCGACTGCCCGCCCAGCCAGGTCATGTAAGTCACAAGCATCTTGCGGCGCGCGTCGTCGGTCGTGGCCGACGGGAAGCACGGATCCGGCAAGCCCCAGCTCGCTTCCCAATCCGGCAACAGCTCGACGGTTTGGCGCGGGTCGCTTTCGCGCTCGAGCAAGTCGGCAGCGCGGTTGTCGACGAAACCCCAGATGTTCGCCAGGCCCCGGCAGGTCTTGGCCAGCACGCTATCCGGCTTGCGCGGCCAGGCAATGCCCTTCGGCAACAGTTGCAGCAACGCAACAAGATATTCGCGCCCACCTCGCCGGACGTGCCGATCACGCTCGGGCGCCGCGAGATTGCGCGCCATGGCATCAATTCCCGTAAACGATGTCGTGCAGCACGCCCATGTGTCCGGGGCTTGCCATCACATCATCGCGCCAATCGAGCAGGTCGAAAGAGATTACGCCCGGCGTGTTCATGATTGCCTGCGCCTTCCACGCCGCGAAGATGGTTTGGCCTGGTGCAGCGAGTTCGTACATCATCGTCTGCAAACTGGCTTCGATGGCTGCGCGCGTTTCGGGATTGTCGGGAATAAGCGCCGTCAGATGCACGTCGATGAATTGCTTGACCGGCGCCAATACCCAAAAGTCCTTCACTGCCACCGGCCGCTGTGAATCGATGTAAGTCGTCGCGGCCTCGAGATCTTCGCCGCGCGGCCAGCCATCATTGTCGGCGCGCAATTGATCGAACAGCACGCGCACCGTCACCGTGCCGATGCCCATTTCATTGGGCGCGCACCAGGCCCGCGTGCAGCCGGGAACAGCAAGTGCCCAGCGCACGTAATCATGCGCCGCGCCGCCTTGCGGCGGTTGCCGAATGCGCTGCAACACGCGCATGCGCAAATCGTCATCAATCTCGGTATCGGTGCCACCGGTCAGCGATAGGACTTCGGCATCGCTGTTGATATTGAGCGGCGGTGCCGGCAGCGAAAGCGTGGTGCCCGGTTCCTGATTGCTGGCAGCACCAGGATCGAGCGACCTGATGGGAATCTCGACCTCTGCACCACTCGCCCCGGTCACCCCTTCCTCGGTCGTTTCATAACCGATACCGCCGCCAGTCAATTGCGTGCCGACCGGAATCACAATGCCCTCGACCACGCCGCTGAATGTGGCGCTACCTTCGGCAAAGGTTGCCATCTTGCGGCCGACCGTGCCGTCAGCATTGACCAGCCAGATGTCGCCGTGTCGATCCAGCCATTCCGTCTCGGCGGTCAGCGGCAAGAGCTGCAACGCCAGCCAGTCGATATAGCGCAGCGTGTGATGCGCCAGCCCGGCCATGGCGTCGGCCATGACCCGCAACACGTTGTTGCCGATGAAGGCGGCGCCGTACAGGCTGGCCGTGATGTCATCACGGACCATCTCGCGCACCTGGCGCAAGCTCGGAGTCGTCCAAGGCATGGGGATTCAGACCTAGAATGCGGCGTCAGTCATTTCCGACCACAAATACTGCCAGCGCAGCTCGATCGCGGTTTTCGGCCCGCGATACATGGTGACGGCAACGTCGATGCGTTCCTTGCCGACGCGCATGGCGTCGACGTCGATGCGGGTGCAAACCCGCCGATCAATGAACGGCTGCAACGCCTCGCGCACATAGGCTTTTGCACGCACCACGGTGGCGCCTTCCTTGGCGCCGGGATCAGTGATCTTTGCCCGCCGCAACAGCCAGTGCTTGCAGCCGATCGGCCAGCCGTTCCAGATTTCTTCGGCGTCAATGTCGCCCCACCAGCCGCGGCGGTCCGGGTCATCAGGGTCGGGCAGCACATCTTCGACGCCAGCGAGCGCATCGGTGCCGACCGCCAGGCGTACCGCGGTCGCCAATTCTTCATCCTCGCTCAAGGCGCCGTCCGGCCGCTGGAGCCAATCCATCAAAGTTGATTCCAGCTTGAGCTGCGTGTCACGGAGTTTGATATCGGTCATGACTTTACTATGCTGTCGCTGTCGTCGCCGCCGACCACATCAAGGTTGAACTCCATCGAGTCCATGTCGGCGGCGGCGACACCCCTATTCATCTTTGAAGCGGTAGGATGGTTCGCAGCGCCGATGCAGCCACACCAGCGCGCCAAAGATGAGATATTGCCAGACCGGTCCCTTGTAATAGACATGCTCGAAGCCGTAGTGACCCTCGAGCCCGCACCAGGCGCAGACCGGTCGCGTTGCTCCTGCCATTGCTATCTCCTGCGCCGCGCGGCGATCATCGACCGATTGATCTGCGTGCCCGCCACGCCCGTGCGGACCATGAGCGTGACCGTGATCGGCGAGGCTGATGCGAAACGGAACGGCCCAAGATTGATCTGATCCATCGCGCCAGCCGACGTATGCGACGTCATCTGATAGTTGGGAAAAACGCCGCTTAGCGTAGCGCTTGCGCTCAAGTCCCATTCTATACCGGTGCCGCTGCCGCCCGGCGCGATCATCTGCACGTTCGCCCACACATCCCAATCACCAGCCGTCAGCGACAAGGCATGGATGGCCGTGACCGTGCTGACGGTCGGCGTGACAGGACTGGCAAGAATGTTTTGCTGATATTCACCAACATCGCCCGCAGTTGCGCTTGCCGTTCCATCGCTGCCCTTCAATGCAGTTCCAGTCGCGGCAAATGAAGCGCCGATAACAAGTGCACCCGCGGCGTTCATGACTGAAAAATCAAAACGAGTCGGGATGATGCTTCCCGATGGAGCCGCGTTCACCTTGACATTTAATTGCGCCGCGTTGATCCAGGTCGTACCATTGGAACCGTAATACCAGAGCATCCCAAGATTATCGCCATTCACAACCGCGCCATGTGTTGCTATGGACGCGCCTCGCGATTTCGCAAAAACATTAGAAGCTCCAGTAGCGTTAGCTCCGAAGCCAACGAATGACGTCGACCAATCGGTGGCGGTCAGACTGGTTACTTGAAATTTTGTCGGAGCGCCGTCGATAGTCAGATCGGCGGTATGATTGACGAATATTTTTGCAGCACCGCCGATCTGATTACTGTCGTCAATGATGACGCTGCTGTTCTGCACCACCTTGCCAGTCGCGAGATCGAAACGAACGATGGCGTTGTCGGTTGCGGAACCAGGACCGGCGACATTGCCATAGTTCTGATTTGCGGCGGCGGTCACCAGACCTTTTGCGTTGACAGTAATTCCCTGAAACGTGCCGACATTGGAATTGACGGTTGCCAGTGTTGTGGCATTGCTGTCGGCCGCCGCTGTGACATCGCCGGTAAGCGCCGCGCGCTTGACCAACGCTTGGCCAGCCGTGCCGAAGTCCCAAGTGATGCTCGTGCTGTTGGTGCCAACTCGCTCGGCGCTCAGTGTCGCATCGGTGGCGGCAACGATATATTGAGCCGTGGTCGGTGCGCCGCCACCACCACCGGTCGCTGAAAGCGTGCCGCCTGTGAAGGTCAATCCGGTGCCAATGGTGACTGACGACCAGGCGTCAGTGCCGGACCGGTAGTAAATGACGTTCGTGCCAGTGAGCGCGGCCAGCGCAGTCAGATCGCCGTCGAGCGGCTGATAATTCCCGGCCGCCTGCGCACCGATGGTCGTCCGCACCGCCGCGGCGTCAGCGTCGTCGAGTATCGTTTTGACGAAGGTCGAGATGCCGAGCGTGGTCTGTGCTGTCCCGGCGTCAGCATCATCGACCAGCGAGCGGCCGAAGCCGGTGAAGGTCGCCAGCGCTGCGGTTCCTGCCCCGTTGAAGTAGGGCAACCGATCCGCCGCCGACGCTAGCCCCGCCAACGCCGTCAGCTCGGTATCGAGCGGCTGGAACGGACCGGCGCCCGCTGTGATCGTCGGCGTCAGCGTCCCGGCAGTATCGTTGTAACTCCAGGTGATCCCGGTGCCGTTTTGGATCAGCGCAGCGGCGCGATCATCGACGCGCTCATTGGTGAAGTAGAGATTGGTCGAGCCTTCCGGCACCGCGTCGGTCGAGCCTGGCGATGGCGAAATCTCGACATAGGCCGATCCCGACCAGCGATAAATCTTCTCGGTGTCGAGCGCGACATAAATCACGCCCACCGTACCGGTCGCCGGGAAGGCGGCGAGATTGGCATATTCAACGACGTCATCGACGTAGCTCGGTAGCTGCGCGGCCGGGACCTTGGCGCTAGCATCGAGCGAGGCGTAACCGTTTGCTGCCCCCTTGTTGGCGGTGAGTTCGTAGCCCTGCGCTTTGACAAATGCCGTAGTCGCAATCGACGTGTCGTTGTCCGCGCTCGCTGGCGTCGGTGCCCGCGGGTCACCGGTGAGCACCGGCGAGTCCAGCGTGGCGAAGATCAGCGAGGCGTCCGCCCATCCGCCACTCTGGCGGACGTAGGGAATTCCGCCGGTTCCGGCCTCACCGACGACGGCGTTGAGCGTGCCGCCGGAAAACGTCAGGTTGCCGCCGGTGACGACGCCGCTCCATGTGTTTGCCGCCGAGCGATAATAGATACGGTCGACCAGGCTGGCGGCGGCCAGCGACGTCAGGTCAGGGTCGAGCGGCTGGAAACCAAGCGACGACGGGGCGATGCCTTGGATGTGCGTGGCATCGGTCCATTGCGCGAGCTGCCCGTTGCTCGGCGTGCCGACGTTCGACACATTGCCGCCGCCGACACCCGCGATTGCCGTGACCACGAAGCCGGTGGTGGCGATGCTGGTGTCGGCATCGCCAGGCGACGGCGTCGGTGCGCGTGCATTGCCGGTGAACACCGGCGAATCCAGCGGCGCATAGTTGGCGAGCGCTGCCAGCGTGGCGAAGTTGCTGGCGATGTCGGCCCAGGCCGCATTCCTGCGCGCGTAATAGATGCCATTGCTCGGCGCTTCCGGGACGCCGCCACCACCGCCATCGCTCGGCGTGCCGACGATGGTGAGCCCGCCACCTATGGTCGAAATCGGCGCCTCAAGCTTGTAGCCGGGCGGCACCGGAATGTCCGGCCAACCCGCCAGCACGTCATAGGCAATGACATCATCGACGGTCGTGAGCGCGTTGACTTCGCCGATCTTCTGATTCTTGATAATGAACAGATCATTGGTGCGCTCGGCAATGCCGGACAGAATTGCGGTCTGCTCGTCCGGTGTGACATTGACCGGTGTCGTCGAACCAATCGGGATCCATTGCGCGTTGGCGGGGACGACTTGACCGATATTCGTCCAGGTCAGACTGCGGATCGCGGTGACGTTGGAAAATGTTCCCGGCGTGATGGATGAGATATAACCGAGAGTATAAGTCGAAACCGGCCCGAAGCTATATGGGATGTCCGGCATAGTCTCAGCCGGCGCCAATCCTGGCGCGGCTACATAATAGGTTGTCTCGCCAATGTTGAAGTTTATCCGAGCAATCGATGCATCAAGCTTAGCGTTGATCGTGTCGTTGATGTACCCGATGGTCATGTTTCCGGTGTAGCTGATCTCGTCATTGATCTCCCCCGCCAGCGCCGAGAATATCGAATTGGCCCCGTTGACCACCGTCGTGTTGACGCCGTTCACCACGATCGAATTGACTTGCGAGATCAGCACATTTCCGATGGCAGAAATTCCGCTGTTGATCGTCGAGACGATCGCATTCGTGTCGGTGACGATAACTGCGTTGATGTTCGGAATGAGCGCATTGAGCCGATTGATGACTTCGTTTAATTTCACCGTCGCCGATTGCAGGCCGCCCGCGGTCGATGCATAGAGCGAGCCGTCGGTAGCGTCCCACCAATAGTCCCCCGCCGCGACGATATAGTGATACGGCAACTGCCGCTTCGATTCGAACAGTTGCTTGATCAGGTCGATCTGGACTTTCTTGGCCTGATCCAGCAGCAGGTTCTTCGCCTGCATCCGTTCCAGAAATTGCTGGAACAGCGGCACATAGGGAGATACGTCATAAAACTCCTCACGCAACCCATTTAAGTTTGCATCATCATCGCCGCCGTTGACGACCTCTTGCCGCTCGATCTCCCCCTTTCCTTCCTGCCAATGCACCATCCACAAGTCGGGATCGTCAATAATCAATTCAGAAAAATCCATGCCTCTGACAGAGGCATTGTCTACGCTCATGATACAAGGCGGATCAGTTTGCAGCCACCAACGCATCGCGCATTACCCTTCCTTGCAATACTTATCTTTTTTCACAAGGCATGGGATCGTCCACCAATTGCCGTCCGCGTCGTTAAAAATGCGGTGGTCACGAAACCGGATGTGCGTGTGTTCTTCGGTGACTTGCGTGGATTTTTTCTTGTCTTGCTCGTAATGCGTCGAGCTGTCGCTGTTACCCTTTTGCGTGGCGTAGCTTTTGCCGTGCTGCGAATAGGTGGCCGTGCCGTTCTGTTCAATCGCAACCTCGGATTTCTTGTTGTCGTCCTTGGCCGACTTTTGCCCGTATTCCTTTTTTTTCTTCTGTTGCTTCTGCGCCCGCTGCGGGCCGGGCTTCTGCTGGCTGTCATCATCCGGCTTGGGCACCAGCGCAATGCGCGTCAGCTTGTCCTCGCGCGTCGAAAGATAGGTGCCATCCTTCGACAGCAAGAATTGCTGACGGTCCTTCTGCAACCGATGCTGCGCAACGTCGCCTTCCTCCAGCTCGACCAGGCGATGGCGCCGGTCGCCGACCGCAATCATGACCGGATGCGAGCGCGAACCGTTCATATACAGCACGATGGCTTCGGCAGCGTCGCCCTTCGGTTGCTCACCTTCCTCCCCTGGCGTACCACCTTCACCGCCAGGCCCGCCGCCGCCATTGCCACCCTGCTGGCCGCTTTGCTGCTTGCCTTTCTTCTGGTCTTCGTCTTCCTCATCCTGCTTGGCCGGAACGCTGGTGCTGCCATAGTTCTCGGCGTATTCCACATCGGTCGCCGTCTCGCTCGCCATCACGTCGATGGCTTTGGCCTCACTCCACAGCGTCTTCGAATTCAGCTCGCGCAAAGTCGCGCGCGAAGCGCCGGTCTGCGCCCGCCGCGAAGCATCACGAGTCGATGTCCGCATTACCATGTTATTGAGATTCCCTATTCGCCTAATGATGGGGGTCGATCACCGGAGGGCGCACTGGTACTGCCGTCACTTTGGGTCAGGTCGGGCCTGCCCTCGCTATCTTTGCCGCCCTCGCCGTCTTCACCGCCGGGCCGTTTCAGCTCGAGCGTGGTGCGCGTGCCCGACTTGTTGTCTTGCGTAAATGTCGCGCTGACCAGATCCAGCGTCTCATCGACAATCAACATCGGCGACTTGACGTGCACCTTCTCGCCGGGTTGCCACAACCCGCCGGATGATTTCAACCAGCCTTGCACCACGATGGTGACTTGCAACTGTTCCTGCCCGCGCACCTGGCTTTCGAACTTGCTGCGCGACTCGGCATCCTGCTGGTCACCAGGATGCTCGGCTAATTGTCGATTGGGCGCATGCACGCCTTTGCCGCCGGTGTTGACATTGGCTTTCGAGCTGGCGTTAGCCCCATGGGCAACCTTGGCGCCCCATCCGCGCAGATCGTGAGCGCCCTCTTGACTGATCGCGCTGTTGGGTCCGCCGCCTTGCTTGACGGTCATCACTTCGTTGCCCTCGAGGATGTTGACACCCTCGATCAGCGACTCGCCGCCGCCAGTCCATTGTATGCGAGCCGTCAGGTTACCTTCCTTGTCAGTGCCCATGGTGATGCCGCGTTGACGCGCCAGCATCTCGAGGAAGTCATATTTGCTCATGCCCGGCGGGATCGACGCGCGCGGGAATGGCTTGCCTGGCAGTCCAGTCTTCGGCACCACGTTGATGCCGGTTGGCTTGACCACTTCGTCGGCAATTTGCTTCCACGACTTATTCTTGAACTCGCCGGTCTTAGTCATGGCCGCGCCATCGGCCAGCGCCTTGGTATAGCTGACGCCGATGATCTCGATGCCGTGTTGCTCGCCGGTATAGGCCACCTGGCGCGTCTCGACGTAGCCGGTGATGGCCAACACCCCGCCGAGCGTGATGCTGCAATGATCGCCCGGCCGAATGCGCAGCGCCGCGAAATCCTTGGCCAGCGGCATGCCTTCTGTCACCGTCAACTTAAATGAATTGTTGGATTCGCCCTCGACCAGCTTGACCAGCACAGACTCCCAATCCCGGTAATTCATACCGTTGACCGTGATCTGTGCGACCTCTTGCGGCTTCGGCACCGGCGCAACTCCTACGCGCTCAATGCCCTGACTCGGTTTTGAAAGAACGCGGGATGCACGATTTTATTTTCAGCGGCTAGTTCTTCCGCGCGCGAGCCCTCGCTATAGATGAATTGGCTCAACGCCAGGCCGGGCATCGGAATGAGCTGATATTCAAGCATGCGCGGCAGCGGCCGCGCGGTGTCGGCCAGGTAGCGGGTGATTGACCCAGCCAGCCCGATCAGCGCAGCGTAGCTTGGATTGTCTTGCTGACCGGCCGCCAGCTCGATCGCGATATCGAACCAATTCTTCATCCGCCTAAGCATGGACTCGACATCTTCGCGGCTATCAAATTCGGTCTTCGCCAGAATGCGCGCGTCCTGCGCCAGCGCAAACAAGATGCTGTTCTGCACCACCGCCACCGCTGCCAGGTAGCTCGGTTGCTCGCTGGTCAATTGCTTGAGTACGTTGTCCATCCACTTGACCGAAATGCCGGCATCGGTGGCCAGGCGATAGCAGACCAGCAATCGGCGCCCGAACGTGCCATCGCGCACGTATCTATTGATATGCGCGCGCAAGTCACCGACGGCATAGCGCAGTTGCGATGCCGCGCGGCCCTTGGCTTCGGTGAAGGCCAAGAGCTGGTCGGTCGAGCGCACAATGATGCCCTCGATTTCGCTGAAAACTTTCTTGTTGAACTTCATGCGCTACCTATGCCGCCCTGACCGATGGGCTTGCCGCCGGCAAGAACGCCGCTGTTGATGGAGCTGACGCCAGTGCTTTCGGCGGTGCTGGCCGAATTGAGCATCTGACTGCTGGCGTCGGCGAAGCCGGTCATTGCCGGCCGACCAGCTTCGACAAACTGCATGTCGAATTCGACGTAGCCGCCTTGCTGGCGCTTGTCGCCATAGGAGTAGCGCTCGCACATCACCAGCATGGTGCCGAGCGTCGGATGCACCAGGATGCCGGCGTCGTCGGCCTCGAGCGCACCAATCAGCGCAGCGATTTGCGTGAGCAGATTGCCGCCGATACCCTTGTCGCGCAGGATCAAGTAACCGGTAAATTGCCAGCGCACCGCTTCGCGGCCCATGTCCTCCGAGTAGGGATCATTACGTTTGGGATACTGATGCACGACGGTACGGCGGCCGCTCGCGCGACTGCTAACCTCGACGTGAAAGATGGCGCCGCGAAACGAAGCCGGGATAAGATTGTCCCGCCAGACATTCCTAATATCGCGGATAGAAGCCATGGTTTATGCCGGTGATTGAATTTTCCCACCGCCGGTGGCGTCGGATTCTAGATCGCGATTGATGGTCGTATTGACCCCATCGCTCGGCCCCATTTTTGCGCGCACACCGCGCGGGCCTCGCAGATTGAGCGTGAGCGAAAGCGACATACGGTCCCGGCGCCGCCTCGGCAGCATGAAGCCAGGCCCGCCCGTCTCCGTCTCCACCTCTGGCTGACTTGGTTTCTGCTTTTTCAAGTATTCGTCGAAATCTTGTTGTGCTTGGATCTGCGCTTTTTTCTCGGCGCTGCCACCGGCGCGCCGTTCTAATGTCCGTTGCAGGATTGCGGCCAGCTCCGGTTTGTCTCTGTAATAGCGCGCCAGACCGCGTTGATAGGCTGCAATTTCGTCGCGTGTCCCGCCGCTGTATAGACTCAAGCCTTGGCCGATAATTCCCGCCGCACCAGTCAGGCCGCCATGAATTCGTGCGCCGCCCATATATCCGACGCCGGTGCCACCACCACCACGCGCCACCATTTCCTCGAGGAAACGCAAGTAGCGCGGATCCCGGCGCCCAATTAATTTTCCCCGCTCATCCAACAAATCGAAATCAGCGGCCAGACCACCGCCTGTTACCGGGTCAAGATTGTGTCGGCGCGATCCTTTATGCCGATGACCTTGCCCGCCAGATTCGATGTTGACCGTTGTAACGCCAGCCGCAATAGCCGCCTCATCTAAGACAGCCTCGAGACGGGGATCAATTTTGTTGTAGCGATACTTGCTATAATCGCCGAGCTGACTCTGCTTAACGCGAGTCACCTCATCGGCACCAGCCTTGTTGGGCTGCGATACCGCTGGCTGATTTTGCGAATCCGCCGGAGGGTTTTGCGATTGCGGGGGAGGCGCCTGGCTTCCATCACTCCTGATTCGTAGCGCCGCGTTGCGCGCTTCCTTCATGTCGTCATCGGACAGCGGGTTACCATATTGATAGCCCGTCTCGAGCCGCGACATATAATGCAAAAACCGCAACCCGGCGGGTGACAACAGAAATTCGCGCGTCATCATGGTGTTTGGGGGGACGCCAGCCGCTCTTGCAGCTTCGATACCGTATCCCCGTCGTTTGCCCGATGGGTCAACCCACGTTTGAATAACCTGCTCGATGGTGGCGCCGCCCCTCCTGCCGCCATAGAGTTCGCTTTCGAGCATCTTGCGGATCGCCGCAGCCGCGCCCGCCTTCATGTTCGGGAATAATGCACCAACATCGTATTGCGATGTCCGCTCACCCGGAATGCCGCCTTGCTGTGTGGCCCATTTATCGTGCCACATATTGAACGGATTATTTTTGCGCTGGCCGACCGTGCGCGACGTATCGGCACGTTCTGCTGGGGTAGGAATGCGTCCGCCCTTGATGCGGAATTCCTCATCCGTCGTTGTCGGTGTGCTCGGTGAGCGCGGCGCGTTCGTCGTGGTGCTGGTGCTGGTAGAACGCTGACGCGCCCCACCGCCACCGCCTCGAGGCGCCCGACCGCCGCCACCGCCGCCACCGCCGCCACCTCGAGGGGCACGGCCGCCGCCGCCACCGCCGCCGCCACCGCGGAAGCTCGAGATCCGCCCCGCCAGGCCCGCCATCGGTCCCGCGCCCGATGCGTCGGTGTTCAACGCCAGCGAATTGACCACGTCAGCCAGCCGCGTGACGTTGGCCGTGACTTCCTTCACGGTCTGCCGCAGCTCGGCGGTGTCGCCGGGTTTCAGATAGCCATAGTTGGATTGCGGCGGCGGTTGCCATCCGCCAGCAACCCGGTAGGGCGCGGCGGTTTCAGGATCGAATAACTCGCTGCGCTTGCCGGGAACAACGACTTCCGGCAGTTGGATGATGCCGCCCGGCCCGGTCCCGCGCGGCACCGGCGACGTGAGTGGCCCCATGGGCGGCAACCCGCCACCGCCTGCACCTGGCGGCCGTGGCGTCGGCGCTGGCACCGATGGCACTGACGTCGTCGGCCCTGTCGGCGCTGTCGTCGGCGCTGCCGTCGGCGCACCTGGTGGCCGTGGCGCCGGTGTCGGCACGGTGCCGCCTGCGCCTGCGCCTGCGCCCTCACCCTTGCCCATGGCGTTGGCAAGCCCTGCCAGCCCGCCCGCGGCAGCAACCGCGGTCAAGCCAGCCGCGACCGCGGCCAGTCCGCCCCCGAGCCCGCCAACCCCCAGCGCAACACCAAGCCCGATGAAGATCGTTGGCCAGCCGCCCATCTTGTTGACAATGGGATCCAGCGTTTCAATGAACTTGGTCGCCGCATTGATGATGGCAATGATTTTGTCGCCGACCGCATTCCAGTTGATATTGATTGAGCCCAACCAGGCGCCGAAGTCTTTGGCAATTTTCCCGCCCGGCCCCTGCAAGAATTGGTCAAACGCTTTGATCATGGCAGTTGCCGCCGGCATCAGCGCAACCGCGAGTTCCTTTTTGACGTTGTCGTAGCTGATATTGAGCTTGAGCAATTCCAGGTTATAGCGCCGCATCTCGGCGGCTGACATTTGATAGATTTCGCCGAGATCGCTTTCCTTGATTTTCAGCGCATCTTTCCAGGCCGTCGATAAGCCGACGAAGTTCGCCAGGAACGATTGCCCGCGGCGATTCTGGACGTTGCTCATGCCGCCAAGGAAGGCTTCGATGCCAGCTTGTGTGCTGACTTGCGCCGCCTGCCTGACATGCGCGAGAAATTCGGGACCTTGTCTGCTCTTATAAATCTCGGCGAATTGCGCGGCCTTCGGCCCCTTCACCACCAGGTCGTCGATGACGCGCGCCAGGTTGGCAATCTGCCCCTGCGACTCTTGGGCGGTGAGGCCCAACGCCTGGCCACGCGCCGCCAGCGTTTCGAATTGCTTGGCGGTGAGCCCGACAGCGGCCGCCGTGTAATGCACCTGTTGCGTGTTGCGCGCGAGATCGCCGAACGATTGCGTCAGCTTGGCAACACCAGCAACCAGACCGCCGCCGAGAAACGCGCCGAGCCCGGTCAAGCCCAGCAGCGAACTAAACTCGCGCCGCAGCGCGCCGACGGCCCGGCCAAGGCTCGCAAAACTTTGCTCGAGCGGCCGGAACGTGTTGCGCCCAAGCTCCTGGCGCAAGCGTCGTTGGGTCTGTTGCAGCGAACGCGACAGCTCATCGCGAATGATGACTTCAACGACCGGGATGCGGCGCGAGCTGATGGCCATTATTGAAAGCTCAAGCGATTATCGGGAACGTGGTGAGCATTCTGCATCTGCACCGCGCCGTCCATTGGCTGCGGCTTGAACAGGGCGCTGGGATTGCGGGCACCGCTAGCGAGGCCACCGACGTCGATGTCCACCGTGGCACTGCCGCTTAGGGCGCCGCTCTCTTGAGCGAGTAGTCGTGTGATCGAGCTGACGCCGCCGCCGCCAGGCTCGGCGCCCTGTAATCCACCAGGATCAAATCCGCGTTCGGTGAGTTGCGAGGTGAATTTAGAAACCAGGCTAGGCCAGAGTCTATTCGTTCCGCCCGGATCATTCGGATATGGCCTGCCGGTTCTCGGATCCGTTGATGGCGAATATTGTTCCGCCAAGCCTTCAAATGTGCCGCCGCCTCTGGTTATATTTTTTGCAACGACCGCCGCGGTTTTCTCGATCCCTGCCCCGATGGTTGGGAAGTTCATGAATTTGGTATTGCCGCGCCCCCCTCCCATCAGCCCGCCCGGATTGAGATAGGCCATGGTCGCGCGGCTCATTCCAAAAGGACCGCCCTGCGGCGCTTTCGATTCCAACGCCATGATGCCTGCAAGCAACGATGGCGAAACATCTTGTTGAGCTGCGGCAGCAACGACGGCATCATACTGACCCGCCATTGGCCCCTGCCTAAACATTGTGTCGTAAGCCGCTCGGCTAAGATCGCCGCCGAGCTTGTCACCGCCATCGAGCTGGTATCCGCTCGCGCCGAAGCCGCCTTCCGGGCCGCCGATAGCTGTTTGCCCAAGATAATCGGCCAGATGGCCGGTCCCTATCGCCAACTGCTCAAGCTCGCGATTGAGCGCATCGCGCTCGCGTTCGTCTGCTGCCTGCGCCGCCCGCCGCTCTTGCTCATTCTGCGGCTTGCCCTCACCGCTCTGTGGTTTCGGCTGCGGCAGCGGCACTTCCTCTTTCTTCGGCCACAACTGCTTATAGATCCAATCCCAAACCCCCTGCTGTTTGAGATATTCTGGGATCGTGGTCGGCTTGCCTTCCTCGACATGTTTTTTGGTAGCTTCATCAATTTCTTTTTTGAGATCTTCCGGCGTCTTGCCAAGATGCTTTTTTATGTCCTCCCATGCCAGAATGAACGGCGTCAACGGCAACAACAATTTCATGGCCGTCTTAATGCCGTTGGCAACACCTAACAGTGACAGCGCAAACTTGCCTAGCGCCAGCCCCGCGATGACCTTTGGCCAGCTCAAGTTCATCGCCTGAATAACAGCGTCGGCTTGTTGGAATGCCCCCGTCAGCGTGTCGAGCGTCTTCTCGAGTCCGCCTTTGGTGATCCAGTCTGAGATGGCGTCGGATACTTGCTTCGCGATGTCGCCGATCTGCTTGGCGAATTTCTTGCCGCTTTCGGTGCGCAGATAATCATCGAGCGCCTTCATGACTTTCGTCACGGCAGGCGTCAGCTCGGAACCAAGTATCAGGCCGATGTTGCGCGATGAGCGCTCATATTGCATGTTGGCAATTGCCAACGCCTTCATTTGCTCGGTGCTCAATTGCACGCGCTTGCCGAGCAACGGCAAGATCTCGGCGACATCCTTGGCCGAGAACGGCAACCCCGCCTGCTTGAAGAATTCCGCCTGGCCGCGGCGGTCCTTGATCTTGTTCCCGACGCTGATCAGAAACTCGAGTCCGGCTTCCTCGCCTTGATTTTTGATGACGGCGCGCAAGCGGCGGGCGATGTCCGGCCCGGCAATGCTTTTCTCGAGGAAGGCGCCGAACGAAGATTTTTCGCCCTTGACGTAAAAGTCATCGAGCGTCGACAGCGCTTGCTTGATGGCGGACGTGGCCGCTTCCGGCGCCTCACCGAGCCCGGTCAGGGCATCGCGATAGTTCTCAATGAACTTGGTCGAAACGCCGAGCTGTTGCGCGGTGTAGTGCAGTTGGATCTGCTGCCGCGCCATGTCCTGCATGGCACGGACAGCGGTGGCAATGCCTGCCACCACACCGCCGCCGACCAGGCCGCCGAGCGTGAGCCGCGACAGCGTCGACAGCTCGCGATGCACCACGCGCACCGCGGGCGCGAGCCGTTGAAAGCCCGCATGCGCGGCATCAACTCGCGTGTTAGCGAGCTGGCGAAGCTGCGCGTTGATGGGGGCGAGCTGCCGCGACAGCTCATCCCGCAACACCAGTCTTATTTCAATGGTCTGGTCAGCCACGGCTCAACGCTCGCTTGGACTCTCAGCCTCTTGCGCCGCGCGGATGCGCTCGGTCAGCTTCAACGTCCACATCTTGTGACGAGTGATCTCGCCAATCGTCTGTTCAAGGAAGACGCGCGGATCGACGTGGTAGAAGTGCGCCAACTCGTAACAACCGATGATGATTTCATCGGGTGAAATCATGCGCCCGGCGGCGTAAAAAAACGGAACAGCTTCCAAGCCACCGCGTTCCAATCTTTCGCCGACAGCATGCGCACGCTCGACGGCGGGACATTCGCCAGTAGCGACATCATCGCCGCCATCTTTTTCTCATTGAATGAAATCGTCGGCTGCGCCCCCGAGAAATCCAGATACACCGGATTGCCCGCGCGCTCGATGTCGCCGCCGGTCGGCTCGCGCCAGCGCAGTGTAGTGATTTCCTCGCCGTGTGCCTGGATCGGCTTGATGAGCACATGGAACAGCTCGATCTCGGGCTCATCCGACGGTGGCGGCGCCTGGTCCGCATTCGGGTCGTAAGACAAATCCGGCTGGTCGTCGGGCGCCGCCTGCGGCTGCGGCGGCACGTCGGGCTTGAGTGCATCGTGACGCTTGGTGATGTCGTCCATGGATCCTCCATTTCGTTTGTTCTAGACAACGCAATGCACGCCGCGCGCCAGTCAAGACGCGCGCCGCTTCCCCAGCGGCAGCATCAGCCGCCGATTTCCTCGCAGGTCGTGCCCTCGAAGCGAACGCGGATCTGGCCTTCTCGGGTGTTGTTCTCGAAGGCCGATTTGCAAGCGGCTTCCTTGAGCACGTAGGTCTTGCCGTTCATCAGCTCGGCAGTCACCGTGACGTCAACCATGGCGTCGAGTACTTCCAAACTGACCTCTTGCGTGGTCGAAACGTCGCCCTCGATCCAGGGTACGCGCGGCAGCTCTTGATAGCCGTGCACGTAGTCCTGGCCCGCGAGCATGGTGCGTTCGACCGGCGACGATGAGACGGTGAAGTTGCCACGCAACGGCAGTTGGTTGCCGTCGACCTTGAAATACGCCGTTCCGGCGATGGCTTGCGCCATAGCGAGACTCCATCTGTTGGGGAATGGCGCGCATCACTGCGGGCCGAGCGGCCGCGTCCCGCGTCGCGGCCGTTTGGATTGAGCGCGCGGGCGCTGACTCAAGTCGAGTCGTTTTAGCGGAGCACTTCCTGATCTTGACCGCGCGAATACTGCAATCTGAACTGTACGAGCACGGCATATATACGTAACTGATTCACAAGATCTGGCGGCCATAGCACATTAAGCCTATTGGGGTTATTGGGGTCCCTTTCGACTATAAGGTGCTGCTTAAAGCTTTGGACGTCCTCCACTAAACCATTGAACTCATCTATCCTATATTGACTGACAAGCTCGGCCTTGACGATCTTTGGCGTGACGATCTTCTGCCCGACACCGAAGCGCGTGCCATCGTTCGCGAGCTTGTGGCGCGGGAACTTGGTGGTGATGACATGGCGCTGATTGCGGATCAGCCTGGCGAGCGTGGCCATGGTGGTGACCAGCTCATAGGCATCGTCGCTCTGACTGTAGAGGTTGAGCTGATAAGTCGTGGTGTCGCGCATGATCATTGGCTGACCATCCGAGCCACGTTTCTGCGTCGACAGCCCGACACCCGACAGGGTGTTGAGTTCGGGCAGGATGAAAGACTCTTCGGGATGCGCCGACAGCACCTTGTTGAGCGAAAGCGTCTGCAACGGCCTGGCCGGATCGTTGGTCAGGGCGCGCGCAGCTTTCGCGGCGTAGGCCGCCGCCCATTCCCAAGTCGGCGTCGGCGACAATTCTTCGACCGCCATCACTGCGAGCGGGCCGAAGTTCGGTGATACACCGCCCGCGGCCTGATCACCCCACACCACCAGGTCGGAGAAGTTGTCACGCCGGGCGCAGAACAGATGGCCATAGAGCTGGCGCATCCATCCCCAGCGGCCGGTGTCGGTAAATCCCCATTCCTGGCAAAAATCGAATAGCGTGTTGCTTTCGGTGTTGGGCAACGCGACGTATTCGTATTCGTGCTCGCCGAGATTGGCGATGGCGTCGGCAAAGTCAGGTTCGCCGCCGCCGACCACGCCGCCGGTACCAGCGCCGAGATGCGGCGGCACGGCCATGGTCAGACCGGGAGGCAATTCCTGCCCACCCACCTTGCCGTAATAATTGAGCTGCAAGGTGATGTCGTTGCCGTTCTTGCCCGGTGTCTTGCACGTGATCGTCACGTCAGGACCAGCCGCCACTGCCGTGACTTGCAACGACGGTTCGTCATTGATGGCAAAGGCCAGCTCGGTCGCCATGGTGGCTGGCGTGTCGGTTGTGCCGACGGCAATGCCGACATGATGACCGCCGATATAGAGATGCACCATCCCGGCTTCGACCGGCGCCGTCTGAAACGTGATCTTGGCGGCGGCTTGCGTCGAGCCCGAAAGCGGCGCCACCGGTAGCGCCCAGATCTCGTGCGCGAAATTGTTGGCAAAGGCAGCGGCGAACATCGACGCGATTTCCGAGCCCTGACCATATTGGCGGTCGGCCTGCGCTTGCGTGCCGATGGGCTTGGGAATGTTCGGCGTGCCAATCCCGGCGCCTTGCGAGACGACGTCCGGCACCCACGTCAGATTGAACGTCGCGCCGATGCCTGCGCCGTTGGTGGTAACTTGCATCACCGGATTCACCGGCGGCGTCGCTTCGGCGGAAATGCTCCCGGCATCGGTGATGGTGACGGTCGCCACGGCGCCAGTCGTGATGGTGGCCACGGTCAGCACAACGCCATTGTCCAGGTTGATCGTATTGCCGACCGCATAGCCGCTGCCACCGGCGGCGACGGTCGCGGTGGAAACCTTTTGCGTTGAGATGATCATGGTTCCGACGATCAGAATGGGTTGCCGGATGATCGGCAAGCCCGCCATCGACGGGTCGACTTCGGCCCAGAACAAAGGCATGCGCCATTGGGCGGGAATGGCATCAAAGCTGATAGGCATGGGGGTTTCTCCATCGAGAGGGATTGGCGCGTCTCACGACGGGCCGGTGATGCAGGAAGGCGTTACGCCCTCGAGGCCGCGGGCGCGGGCTTGGTCGGCTCGGTTTCGGTCGCGGGCTCACGCGGCGGCTGGCGTTGCCCTTGCCGCGGCGCCTCGAGCTGCTGCTGGTGCGGCTCGGCCTGGTGCTCGCCATGCTCGGCTTGTCGATCGAGCACGATTGATCCCTCGCGTAACCGCCGGTGCGTGAATGTGTCGTTCGGCCACTCGACGGACTGATTTATGTCGGGCATGAAGCGCTTATGCGTGACGCCGTGGCGCAGCGCCTTGCGATATTTTTCTTCGCTTGCGCGTACGCGCACGACTTCGGGCTTAGTCGCGCCCCTATGCTCCCTCCGCTTGGGCATGCCGACGCTGGTGCTGCCGTGCGTTTTCGAAACGATCTCAACCATGGTTATTCCTCTCGGGTTTGCTTGGCTTGCTTTGCTGCTTGTGAAGTCGGTACGGTCCAGTCAGCGATGATCGGCGGCCGCGTCGGGCTGTCGGGATCTTCGGGATAGGGATAGCTGACCTTGAAATGCATCTGTTCGAACACGTCGGTGACGATCGGCTCGAAGCGCGTGCGATAGGTCAGCGTCAGCGTCATCTGCATTTCGAGCGTCGGCGTTTCATTGTCGCGGCCGGCTGCGCCCGGCACATGATCGCAGTCGCCGCCAGTGATGGATTCGACCTGCACGCCATTCGGAAAGGTGTGCCAATCCGGGTCGTGCAACAGCTTCATGATTGACCAGTGCCCGGCGTCGGCAAGTTCTTCTGCCAGCTCGGGATCATTATTCTGGACGATGTAGGACAAGCCGAGCTTGAGCTTGTGCAGAAAGTGCGGCTCGGTGAGATTGTTGGATCCATCCTCGCTGAATTGCTCGCCCATGTAGTAAACGCCCAAGTAAGGAATGTGCTCGGGCTGGATTGCCTTGGCCGTAGTGCGGCTGAATTTGGCAACCGACGTGAATGGCGGAATGAGCTTGCAGCGCTCGAGGATGCCGTTGCGGATCAGCAGACCATAGGAGTTGACATTGACGGTTGCGGTCATTGGTCAAACTCGTATGTCGCTGTCGGCGTCGGCTTCGCGGTGACGATCCTGCGCAGCGTCACGGTGATGGCGCCACCTGCATTGCCGGCACCTGCCAGATCCAGCACTTCGAACAAGCCGCCGGGCACGCCCTGATGAAACGGAATGTCGATGGTGTCGCCTTGCATCGGCAGCACCGGGAATTCGGCAATCAGGATGTCGATATAAGAGCGCGCATCCGACAGGATGCCGCCGTCTTCGGTCATCACGTCCAATTCCTTGGTGTCGTAATAGCCGCGCGCGCCATAGGCCGGTTGGCCTGGCTGCGAGACGATTGGCGTCACCGTGATCGGCCGCGCCCAGGTGTCCCACAGCGGCAAGTAAAGGCTGTCGGTGAGATTGAATAGCATCAGGCCGCCGCCTTGGCTCGAGCTGCGCGCAGCCGCGTGACGAAGTTCTGTGCTTCATCGCCGGCAATGACGCGCAAGTGGAAGCGCTGACGGTTAGTCACACTACTGACGCCGACATACATCGGCTTGAGCTTGCCGCTGCCGCTGCCCACCATTCCGCGAACAGGAACACGCGATGATCGAACCGCCAGATATTTTTTACCGGGCGGGCGGATTAACTTGCCTTTGAAGTTGCGAGCCCTGCCGCGGTGCGGCGGGATCGGAATCCACAGCAACGGCTTGCCGATGCTGGTGCCGCCGTATTCGTACATGTGCAGGAAGCCGGGCTTCAAATAGACGCCGATGCGATAGCCCATGCCGCCGGGCTCGGCCTTGAATTGGGTTTCCAGATTTTTTGCCCAACGCCCGCCGTTGTGCATGCTGCCGGCGATGTCCTTGCGCGAGCGCTCGCGAATGGTGCGCGAGGTTTCCACCACGGCGTCGCGCACCACGGTGGCGTAGTCGACCAGATTGGTTTTGAGTTCGATGGAAAACATCAGATGTAGAATCGGGTGAATTTCGACAGGATGTTTTTGACCGCGGTGGTTTGGATGCTCGGCCCGGTCGTGGTCGCGGCCGCGCCTGCCATGTCCTTGGGCGAGAAATAAATGACTCGGCTTTCCTTGTGCGCCAACATACGAATGCCGCTGCCGCCGGTGGCTGCGGCCGCCGCTTCGGTGCGGAAGCTGCGCACCATCAGGCCCGCGACCTGCTGCAACGGCAGCGGCGCTTCATCCGGCAGCACATAACCGCCGGTGTAGGTCACCACGATTTCGCTCGAGCAACCGCCGAACAGAATGAGCTTGCCGGTGAGTTCTTCGATTTCGTAATCGAACACCAGATTGCCGCTCGGCGACTCGACGCTTTCGATGTCAACAGCCTTGACCGGATAATGCGTCAGCCAGATCCGGCAGGTGCCATCGGGGCAGCATACCGGCGCCACACAGCGCCAGATTTCTTCTACCTTTTCCTTGCCGAAGATGCGGTTGCAATCCCAGGCGATGGCTTCGGAGTTTTGCGAGATCAGCATTTGCAGTTGTGCGTCGGTGCTGACGTCACCGGCCGGGATGCCGAGCAAGATCTTGCAATCGTCGACCGTGATCAGGTCGTGCGACGCCGCGGGCTCGAGGATGTTGACGGTGACGTCGCTCATGACTGCAACAACTCGACCAGCTTGGCGTTGCGGCGGCGCTCGCGTGCCAGCAACAGCATCAGCGCATGGCGGGCGCGGGCAGGGTCGCGCTCGAGCGCCAGGCGCGCGGGCGGACGGGCGGCTGCGGACAGCTCGGCCGCGCCGTGCTTAAGCTCGGCCACGCGTGCGCTGGCCAGCAGCGATTGCTTGAGCCGGTTCATTTGGTTTCCGTGTGGAATTGCTCGAACAGCTCGCGCAGCGGTAATGCCACTTCATCGCCGTCGGACATGACAGCAATTGCACGATAACTGGCGCGGTCGATTCGCCATTTGACGATGCGGGCGCCGGGCGGGCCTTGCTCGCCCTTCACGCCGCGCTCGCCAGGGCGGCCAGGCTCACCATCGCGGCCAGGCTTGCCCGCGCGGCCGACGCCGCAGAGAAGTTGCCAGCCCTCACCAGGACAAGGGCCGGGCGCGTCCTTCAACGCAACGAAGCTCGAACCGTTGACCATGACTAAGTCGAGCCGGGCATATTCGGCTTCGGCCTGGTGCAGCCCGCGCGGGTTGATGGCAGCACCGTCGCGACCGCCGACCGCCAAGCAGATCCAATCGGCGCTATGGCCGGGCCTGGTCGCGGTATCCTTGAGCGCCTGGTAGCAGGCGCCATCGCAGGCGAAGACGTCGCCTTCATAGGCGACCGTATCCGGCCGCCACAGCTTGCCCTTCGGCAGCTTGCCGCGTGGACCTTCCGCGCCGCGCTCACCGGCGACCCCGCGCTCGCCTTGCGGTCCGGACGGTCCCGGTGGTCCGGGTGGGCCGTCAACGCCAGGCTGGCCGGGCGGCCCTTGCTCACCGATGGCCCCGCGTTCGCCCTGCGGACCGGGCGGGCCGTTAGCACCGGGCTGACCGGATGGGCCTTGCTCGCCTATCGGCCCCGTTGCCCCTGCCGCGCCGGGCGCACCGGGCTCGCCGTCTTTGCCAGGCTGACCGGCTTCGCCAGGCTCGCCCTTTTCGCCGCGCTCGCCTTGATCGCCCTTATCGCCGATAGCGCCAGGCGGCCCCGCGGCGCCTGCTGGCCCTTGCTCGCCTTGCAGTCCTTGCTCGCCGACATCGCCTTTCTCTCCCTTGCTGCCGGGCTCGCCATTGATGCCAGGCGGCCCTGGTAGGCCGGGCGGCCCGCGCTCGCCGATTTCGCCAGGTTCGCCGGTGTCGCCTTTCTCACCGCGCTCGCCTGGCGCGCCGTCGCGCACGCGCGCCAGACAGTCATCCACGACACGCCGCACTTCCTCGCGTAGCTCGGCGTTTTGCGCGCGCAGCTCGGCAATGGTGGCGCGCGCCTGCGCCTCGATTGTCTCGCGCTCGCGTGCCCATTGGCGGCGCTGCTCGGCAATGACCTGGCCGAGTGCGGCGCGAAGTTCGTCAAGCTCGCCGTCGAGCTGCAAAGCGTAAGCGTGATTCATTCTTCCTCGCTTTCGCCTTCATCGGATTCCCCGGCCTCGATGCGAGCCTTGACGGCATCAGAAATCTTTTTGGCCGCGGCGTCATCGCCGTCGTCGAGAATGTCCTGATGCAGCTCGGCGTCTTGGTAGTTGCCGTCGTCGTCGATGTAAAAGAATTCTTTCGACTTGGGATTTTTCGTTCCGGTCTTCGGCGGCAGGTCGTCGGCGCGCACGACGCGGAAATGTTTTGCCGCAGATTTCTTTTTGCCGACATAGGCATCGAAGCGCGCCATCGATTCCTTGTCGCCGAAAACCAGCTTGCCCTCCCATGACGAGCCCAGCAACATTTGCTTGCCAAATGCGCTATCGGCAATGGCCCATATTGCCTTCGGGTCGTTGCTCTTGAGCGCGCCGCCGATTTGAGATTGCACCATCGCCAGCACTTCGGGAGTTGATTTTCCCAGCCTGCGATTGATCGACTCGCGGATCTTGCTCCAAGCGCCTTTGGTTGGAACGTAGCCATATTTGGCCCAGGCATAGCCGCCGACGTCGAGATTGGCTTTTGTCTCAAGATGCTTGATGCCAAGGTCGCGGTAGGTCTGCACATTTCCTGCAAGCAACTTTTTGCCGACGCCCTTGGATTGCGCTTCCTTGCTGACTTCGAACAGATCCGAAGTTGCAACGTTGCGTTTGACATCTATCGAGCGCTGAAATTCGCCGACGGTTTTGCCGCCTTCCTTGAGCTTGCCGCTAATCTCTATAAGATGCTCGCGGGTCTGTTTGCCGCCCGGCTTGCTGGTGCCGACATTGAAGCTGCGCAGCGACACCGTCATGTCGCCTTGTGCATCGCCGAGAAATGATTTTTTGAAATCACCGGGATCCATTCCGACGCTATCGTTCCAGACTTCAAGAAACTCCTTTTCGTCCACAGTCGAAACTTTGACGCCCTCTTGCTTGAACTTGCTGGTGCTTTCGACCTTGACCTTTTCCTTGCCGCCGCCCTTGCCGCCGCCGCTTGTCTCATCGCCACCGCTGCCCGGTTCACTGCCGCACAATAAGCCCGTCTCGGGATCCTGGCAGAAGTCGCGCAGCACAATGCGCCGGTCATATTCATCCGCCAGTGCGAGCAAGCTGCGGCGCTCACGCACGATGTTGGCCTTTTTCGGCGGCGGCTTGTCTTCGTCGTCGGACTCGAGCTTGGCGGGTTGCGGTTTGCCGGGCGGTGGCGCACCAGGTGCAGGCGCGGGCGGCGGATGCGGACCGGTCGAGAACGGCGACGGGCTGGTGGGGATGCCTGCCGCGGCAGACAGCGGCACGACCTGCTGTTGGACGCGCGGCTCATCGCCATGCGCGACTTTGGGATAGCTCTCGAGGTTGCGTGCTTCGTTAGGCGCCAGGATGCCGCCCTGCACGGCACGCGCCAGGCTTTCGATGCGATCCTTGAACAGCGAGCGCAGCAACGCCGCGGTGTCCAGCTCAAGGTATTCGTCTGGCACGCCTTTGAGCTGGAACAGCACGCCAAAGGCTTCTTCGATATGCGAAAGACAGAACCCGAGCCCGCTGCTGACCCATGCCTGGTAAAGCGCTTCCACCGATGAAAACGCGGTGCCGCGGCCGCTCTTGTCGGACACGCCGAGCACCGCCAGCGGAATGCGAAACGCGAGCGCGATCTGTTCGTCGCTCATCTGTTTCATTTCCGCGACTTGCGAATCTTTGCCCGGCGTCGACCACGGTTGCACTTTCAAGCCAGCGGTCAGAATCGGCGTGCCGCCTGGTCCGCAGCCGTCGAGCCCGGCGGCTTGCTCGCGCCAGCGCTGGCGCAGCTCATCGACTTGCTGGCGGTTGAGCACCAGATCGGTCGACAGGATGGCCGAAGGCCGCGCCTGGTTGAGATAGAACGCCGTCTGCTGTGCATTGATTGCCGAGCTGGTAGCAATCTCGGACAGCGCAGCGGTCAGCGGCGTCTCGCCGACCAGCGGGAATGGTTGCCGGCGGCGGATGCAATGCAGGCGCACGTGCAGCACGTCGCGCATTGGCACCACCAGGCGCGCGTCCGGCGCCAGGCGCTTTTCAATCACATCGTTGCCGGCCAAGTGATAAAAAATCTCGCCGTTATAGGCGAGCTGCGGCTTGCACTGGAATGGATCGAACATATGCAACGATTCAATCTCGAAGCGATTGTTGCGCAGCGCCAACGCATAGGCGTTGCCCTCGAGATAGACCGAGCGCGTCAGATTCAACATGAAATCTGAAATGCTCTGATAGTCATTCGGATGGCGCAGGATGCGCGATAGCGCCGAATTGGTCACGCGCTCGCGGCCGCCGTTGGCTTTGCTGCGCCAATGGTCGCCTGGCAGCATGGCCACGGTCTGCGCGTAGGCCGATACGCATGCTTCCACCATGGCGGATTGGCTTGAGCCGCCATAGGGATCCATCCCGGTTTGCCACCAGTTGATGGGCGCCCCGTCAGGAAGCCAGCCGCCGGTGACGGGCAGATAGTACGGCCCCGACCGCGGCTCGCCTTCGACCGCGCGCAACACCGCATTGGCATAGACATTTTGCGCCGCCGAGATGACGACGGGCGCAAGCGCCGTATCCATTTTGAGCCTATGTGTGAAAGTGTAAAAAGTGAGTCCCCGCGCCGGGACGGAGAAGGGACTCCAAGTCGGGAGGATTTACGTTGTCTGGCGCGGCGGCTGCGGCGTCGCTTGACGGGTTTGATACTGCGCGCTCGGCTTGCGCGCTTCCACCGTTTTCGCCTCGCTGGGCGGCGGTGCATTCTGCGGCAGGTTGTTGGGATCCGGGCCGCTGCCGTCGTCCTCTTTCTCGAGCACATGAGCGCCGAGCGCAGCAAGATCATTCTCCTCTTGCGTCGGCGTGGGTTTGCCTTGCGACCGCTCGGCATATTCGCGCGCGGAGACTTCCTGCCGCTTGCGATTTTCCTCGAGCTGTTTGCGGGCAGCTTCGTTTGCAGGATCTTCGGCCATGATGGTGACTCCTATGGAAGTTGCTTACTAAGTTGCTTACCAAGAGCGACGCTGTGTCCTGCGCTTACTAGCCAGGACACAAGGTCGCTTACCAGTTGACGTTGTTGACCCATGCGACGCAACCGCTGCGCCGCATTAACCAGTTGAGCGGCATGATCATTCGCAATGCGATGCTGTCAGTCTGAAACAGCGAACGCTGCGGTGACGCCACGGTTCCGGGCGAGCCGGTGCCGACCAGCTCAAGTGGAGTCGTGTCCTCCATATGAAGCGTAGCAGAATCGCTAAGCTCGAAGCGCGGCCCGCCACCGCCGGCCGTAACGAAGTCCGCCGCGTCGACCAGGATGACGGTCCGGGTCGGGATCGTTGCCGAGTCGATGATCGGGATGTTGAGCAACGTGCCCTGACCGATTTCCGCCTTGAACGGGAAGATCCCGTTGGTGTTGGCCAGCGACGCCGACAGCATCTCGCCGGGATTCATCAGGAACACCGGGTTGCGGATGTTGCCCTTGGTGCTGGTGGTCAGCACGCCGACCAGCAGCTTGAGATCGCCGATGATCGCGGGCAGACCTGGCCCGGTCGTTGGCGTCTGCGCCGCCACACCGTTGAGCAAGCCCGCGGGCCGCGTGGTGGTCGCCGGGTTGGCGTCGATGAGCACCGAGTCGATGGACACCGACGTGTCGGTCTGGATGGCTTCGCGCAACACGCCTTCGATGGCGGGTGTGCTGTGCTCGCTCATTTCGCGAGTCCACACGGTGATGACGGCGAGTTTTTTCGGCGTAAGATTCTGACTCGTGAACGCGCCGATGCGGACCGGGATGGCGGCGCCTTCTCCGACGAAGGATCCGGCAATGGTCGGCGTCACCGAACGAGTCGGAATCACGATTTTCGCGGCACGTCCGAATTGCAACGTCAGGCCCCTGGCCGCAAACCGGGTATAGACGGCTTGCGGGATGAGCTGCGGCATCAGCTCGGCATAGGTTTGCTGTGCCAGTTCTTGCGCCCAACCCGGTACTGTGGTCATGGCGGGCGCAGTGGCCGTGCGCAGGATAAGACCGCAAGCGACCCTGGTGACTTCGTCGTCGCCGTAGATCTTTTCGCACGCCTTGATCGGATCAATTTGCCAGTCTTTCGCGAATATCGCGACCGTGCCCGCGCGCACCAGATATTCCAGCGGTGCCAGCTCTTTCTTGCGCTTGGGGATGACGTGCGGCGCACTGATATCGTGGTCGTTGCCATCTTCCGGGCGGCGCTGGTCGTGCAGCACCGTCAACGCCCGGCTCGAGCTGCCATTGCCGTTGCCGTCAGTCGACTTCGCCAGCAGCTTTTCCGATTGCAGCCAGGCATCGAGCCGCTTGCGCATCTTGGCGATGTCGGCATTGAGCGCGGTCGTCGTTTCGATTTCGTCATCTTGGACGTCATCGTTGTCCATCTTCGCCAGAAGCGCCGTCAGCGCGTCTTCCTTTGCCACCAGATCGGTTTGCAAAGCGGCGATCCGTTCTGAAAGCGTGCTCATGATTTTTGAGCCCTTTCTATTGCGAGAAGTTGCGGCATGCTCGCCGGTGGCACCGTTGCGCCGGATGGTCCCGTTTCCTTTGCGTTGCTCCGCGAAAACGAGTCCGAGCGTGTCGGTGGAAACTTTCAGAGACTTGGCCAACGCCAATGCATTGGCGTTGGCAGGTACCGCAACCAGCGAGCATTCGACCAGCTCTTGCTCGAGGAAGCGGAATGGCCCGAAGAATGGATCCGACTTTTCAGTCAGCGGTTCGCGCTTGGTGGCGCGGAAGCCGACCGACACCGCGCGCAGGATGTCAGCGTCAACCAGGCGGCGGATTTCGTCGATGCGCGGTGACGTGCCTTCCGGCGCCAGCTCGAGGCGGCCACGAAGCTGCACGCCGTTGACCTTGACGTCATGCCAGCGACCTACAATGAAGGTCGGGTCGTGCGCAAAAAGTGCTACGGGGTTGCGCTTGAACGAATCTGTTTTCCAGCCATCGGCGGAAATGATGTCGCCCATCCGGTCTTCGGATTCATCCGATAAGACGAAGTGCCAGCCGGTGCCAGCCTTGCGCGCTTTTTCGGCATGCGTGGCGCGGTGCACGTGATCGGCGCCGCTACTGCGCTCCGACCACAGCATGGCGCAGGCTTCCTCATCGTCGATGGCATCGACGCAATCGCTGATGAATTCTTCGCGGTCGTCATAGTCTTCGGGATCCGGTGCTTCGGCTTTTGTCGTCAGCAACCTTTTCCAGAGCGCGATGATGCGTTTGACTTCGGCGGCCGGTGGCGCCGCTAAGTTTTTGCTGTCGCGCCAGTAGCCCATGCAGATCGCAACAGCCTGTTCCTGCGTGCGATCTTCCGGCGCGTCGTCGCCGAATGTCTCGCTCATGCAGCGGGCCATGAAGTCCGACTGGCTTTCGCCAGGCTTGGGTTTCATCGGCATGGGGAATGCTCCCTAGAATTGCGCGAACGCCAGCCAGGTTCCGGCAACGTGCGTGATCGGCCAGCCCGCGGCGCGCAATTGCTCGAGCGCGCCGGTCACTTCGACACCAGGGTTGCCGTAGTCGTGCCAGACGATGACGCCGCCCGGCTTGATCAGCTTGCCCGCGGTGTCGCTGTCGTGCATGACCGCGTCATAGGAATGGTCACCGTCGATAAATACGGCATCACAGGGCTCGAGCTGGTCGGCGACGTCGAGTGAGCCTTGCGGCCGCAGCACCAGGCGAAAGCGCGGGTCATGCGTTGCCCAGCGGCCGGGCTTGTGTTGCACTTCCGATTGCTGGCAGCGCAGCGTCGTCACAAAGTCGCTCGGCACGTCGACGCCGTAATAGCGCTCAATCGTCGGCACGTGCTCGAGTACGCGTCGCGCGGTCAGACCGGATGCAATACCAATTTCGACCATGACCCGCGGCCGCACGCGCCGCAGCAACGCGACCAGCACGGCACATTCATTGGCGTTGAGATAGGCGCTAAACGGTCCGCGCAGCGCCGTCGGGCCGAACGACGCTCTCGCGACTTGCGGTAAGGCCATGCAGTGCGCTCGTCCAATCGCCCGGCGCCGCCTGGCGGCAGATCTTCATGCTCGGATACCACGGGGCCAGCCAGCGCCAGCTCGCCCAATGCGACAGCAGTAACGTTACCGGCCGCTCGAGCGCACCCGCCAGATGCGCGGCGGCGGTGTCGACCGTCACAATCTCATCGAGCGCCAGCATCAGCGACGCGCAGTCGGTGAAATCCTCGAATTCATGCGTGCGCACGCCGAGCGCTTGCGCCTCTTCGCGGCCCTGCGTCTGCACCGAATGCAGCTCGACATCTGGTAGCGCCGCCACCAGCTCAGCCAGCGGGATCGCGCGCGGATAATCATCCTTGAACATTTGCCCGACCGACCAGGCGATGCCGACGCGGCGCTTGCCATTGAGCGACCAGGCGACGCTACGGCGCGGCGCTGACAGCTTGAAATTGGGCAGCACGTCGCCCGGCGTGGCGACGCCGCAAAGATACGGCAACAGCAGGAATGGGCAGAAGTAATCGGCCGACGGGTCGTCAAGCACCGGCCCGACTTGCGCCGCCAGCCGCTCAAGCGCGGGCGCGGTTGCCAGCCCCATCACCACGTCGAGCCCTTGCGCGCGCAGCCAGGCGACATAGCGCAGCGCCATGATGCTGTCGCCGAAGCCGTGCGCATGCAGCGCCAGCAGGCGCTTACCTGCCAACGGTTCACCGTGCCAGGGCCGCATTCCGGCCGCGAGCGCGGCCTTGCATTGCGGGCGCTGGAACGGCGGCATAGCCTCGCAATCAAAATATTCGCTAAAACCTTCGTGCCACCGTCCGACCGCCAGCAACATGAAAGCTCGGTTGAAGCGCGCGTGCACGGTCGGCGCGATGACAATGGCAGCATCAGCCTCCAACAGCGCTTCATGGTTCTGATTGCTGCGGAACAATGCAGCGGCGCGATTGAAGTGCATCAGGTAGCGGTCGATGCTGACGCCGGGCCGTTGCTCAATCGCGCGATAGCCGACGGCTTCGCCGCTGCGCATGACCAGCAGCGGTTCGTTCGGCGGCTCGGGCTTGTGGCCATTGCGGCCGTGCACTTCGAGCAGCTCGCCGTGCTCGGTCAGCCCGCGCCAGCCGGTTTCGGTTACCTCACACGCGACGACAGGATCCAGGTCCGGCAAATCGCCGAATCCAGAAAAAATCGTTTTGCCCTTGTTTGTTTCCATGCAGATCAAGCGCTACTTTATTGAAGTTAGGCAAGGCCCGGCGAGGCTAGGCATGGCGTGGCTCGGCCCGGCGGGGTTTGGCCTGGCATGGCAAGGCAAGGAGGAAGGCCAGGAGTTCGCGCTTCTGGCCTTCCGATTGTCATTTCCAAACAGGAGTCATCCAAGCGAAAGCACGCGGGTCGCGCAAGGCCCAGGTCACGGGCCAGCGCATTTTAAGGCTCATAGTATCCGTTTGAAACATCGAGCGTTGCGGCCCCATGGTCCCGGCGGGACCGGGCACGGTATCCATCACTAAGCTCGCGGCCTTCGATGTCTCAATTTCCGGCTGCGGCGAGAACGCTGCCACCAGCGCCGCGGGCGCAATCGCCAGCACGTCGTTGATGACCGCGCTCGAGCCCAGCACAATGACGTTGGTTCCGCTCGGCGCGCCGCTGGTGCGGGCATTGAACAACATCGCCCGGCCCGGCGACATGACCAGGATAAACGGCCCGTTGCCGCCGACCGGCGCGAGTTCATTGAACAGCACGCCCATGTCTTCGTAGAACGCATAGGTCGGATCGGCATTGTTCGACGCCGTCGATGCCGCGATGCCATAGCGCAGGCCCGCCGGGCGAGCGGCGTCGCCGGGATTGGCGTCGAATAGCACTTCGTCGAGCATCCGGCCGGCGGCGTGCGTCAGGGTATCTTCCACCAGCGCTTCGGCGTTGCTGCTTTCGATCATCTCCCGCGTCAGCACCGCGATGGCAGCGAGCTTGTGCGGCTCGAGAAGGGCAGGCGATGCCGCGAGCTGGCGCACCGGGATCGGAGCACCTTCGGCGACGAAGCCAGCATTGCCGAACTCGGCCACAAAGCCGGGCGCACTGATTGAGCCGAAGCCGTCGAAGTTGAGCACCAGGCTGTTGCGGAAGATCTCGGCGGCCGCCGACGCCGGACCAAGCGCCTTGAGATTGTCCGCCACCATGCGCTGCGCCAGCTCGGCGGCCCAGCCCGCCACCGATGTCATGGCCGGCGCCACCGCCGCGCGTATCACCCGGTCGCTCGGATAACGCTCGGCCACCACGTCCTCAATCCGGCGCCCTCGCACTTGCGCAATGATTTGTGCCGTCACCAGGCGCACGAAGCTGTTGCCGCCCGGTAGCGATGGCTCGGGCTGGAATGACGGCTTCACCGGCTGCGGCGGCGTCATGAGCATGTTCATGTTGCGGTGCCTCTACACGAAGTATTTCAAAGCTGAAAGGCGGCGCCTCCGAACAACAGGGAGAGGCCGAAGGCGCCGCCCGGCGGACTGTCGGATGCGGCAGAGCACGATCAGCCCACCCTTCCGCGCACGTGAGGCTGCCGACATCACGCGCGGGGAATCATTAGCCTCATGTGCCCGGCGGACGCAGCGTAACGATGAACGTCCGATCTGCCGTTTGAACAACCGGACCGGCGAGCGGACCGGACCGAAACTTCCACCAGCCAATGCCGGAAGACCACGGCTCTATGTTGATCATGCGCGCGCTTCCGGGAATGACAGCAAGCAACGCTTCCCTGCCTGAGAGATCAAGCAAGTTGTGATAGGTGACGCCGTCATGAGAGATTTGAAATGACAGGTTAGCAGGCGTCCATTGCAGCGGCATCTGAATCCGCGCAAGATAACCCTCGGTGCAATCCACCCCGGCCGAAAGCGATTGGCCAGCAAGAATTATAATGCTCACGGCGGGACGGGCGACAGGCATTTTGTCTTTGCCTTCCCTAATTACATCAGCAAGCGCCAGGCGGTCGGCTGCACCAGGTATTCGCTGTCAATCTGCAAACGATTGTTGACACACCGGGCCAGGAACACGTCGCCATTGCCGTCGAGAACTTCCACCGTGCGGCCATCGCGCGGGATGCTCTCGAGCGGATGCCACTCGGGCACCGCGTAGCCGTTGACCCGTTGTGCTGTGTGCAGTGCCATCTGTTGTCCTCCAACCCCAATCCGGAACGGCCACGTCACAGCCAAATGTCCCCAATGAGGCATGGGCTAACCTGCGATCATTTGTGTGAGCCATCTACATGCGCACGACGAACATGCCGACGCCTTGGCTGATCGACTTCCAAACCGGAACGATGCACGACATGGCGCAAGTGATGCGAGATCGCGTGCCAAAGATCTTCGTTGTTGCGGTCGCGCCGCAATTGCCGGAAGTCCTCATGCGCATGGCAAGCATGCCGATGGATGGCGTCATGATTGTTCCAGCTCATAGGAACACTTCCGCCTTGAGCCGATCGATGATTGCCATCACATCGGCGTAGGAACAGTCGACGGGCCTGCGATCTTCGAGCTGCGGATGCGGCGACATCATCCAAGTGTGCGCTTCGTCCTGGCTATAAAACTGCCGCAGCTCGGCCCACACCAGCGCGCGCGCGTTCGGCTTCATCGGAATGTCGTTCGGGCGCATGTTGAGCAACCCTAGAAATTCGAGGCCGTACATTTTCAGCCAATCAACGCGCTAATGTCCACCACCGCCATGCCGCGATCGCGCGCGCGCAACCCCATCATCATCGCCAGCGCCACAGCGCCGTCAATGCGAAACCTGGCTTTCTCTTTGTCCAGCTTCCGATTACCCGCCGGATCCGTGGTCGCAATCGCGTTGCTCATATTCCAGATCAAGACCGGATTGGAATCGTGCACCACCTGGTGCTCGAAGATCGCGTGCTCGAGCGCATCAATGGCTGGCGACATATCGCGGTAGCCTTGCCCCCAAGGCACCACACGCAAGCCATCGCCACCGCGTGGCAGCTTGCCAAACTCCTGCGGCTCGGTGCTGTCGCGAAATGATTGCAAGCCAATGCGGTCGAACTCACGCATCAGATTGTCAATGCGCCAGGCATCGTAAGCCAGCCCACGCACGCGATAAGTCACCGTCAGCTCGGCAATGAAGTTCGCTACGACGGCCTGGTCAATGCTGCGGCCGGGCGACGTCATCAGCCAACCGGCATCGCGCCATTGCACATAACGCTGATTGCCCGAACCAAAATCCTTGTTCGATTGCTCAACCAATAATTCGTCCGGTTTCCAGAAGAACGACTTCACCTTGCACGGATCCGTCACCGAGCCCATCACCACCGCGGTCAAGTCAATGACGCTCGACAAGTCGACACCTAGATAAACTTCCTCTTGCGGCTCGAATTCCACCTGGCCCGCACAGCTCGACCACTCTGCACGCGAGATCAATGTAGATGCCGGATCAACCCGCTGATTCAAAAAGAGGTTTCTAACTTTCGGTTCCTCCGCAGGCATGCGGACGGCCTTGCGGATCCCGGAAATGAAATCTTCCTTGTCGCGAAATGACCCGAGCGCCGGATTGGCCCGCAACCATTCCGCCTCATCCGTCAGCTCGCAATCTTCCTTGGCCGCATGCAAGTGACAGACAATGGTCGGATCAATTCCCGCTAGACCATCGTCAATCAATTTCGACAGCACGTGCTCGGGGTCGTTGCTCTGTGTGCTCATCACGATGAACAGCGGTTCCTCGCGCGCACCGAAACTTGTATCGAGCACATCGTACAAATCCCGATTCTTGGCTTGTGCCAGCTCGTCGTACACGACCAAGCTGGGGGCGAATCCATGCTTGGTGCCCGCCTCCGCGCTCACCGCCCGGTAAACCGAGCCGGTGTCGCGCGCCACCATGGTCTTGGTCGACGGCACCACATCAATCAACTCGCGCAGCTCGGGCTCGAGCCCAATCAATTGCTGGGCGAACTTGAACACGATTGCGGCCTGGTCGCGGTCGTTGGCCGCGCTGTAGATCTCGCCGTAAGTTTCCTTCTCCGGGCCAACCAGATGCGCCAATGCGATCGCCGCAATCAAGGCCGTCTTGCCGTTTTTTCTCGCCATACTGAGGATTGCACGACGCACCGCGCGCTTGCCGTTCGGCAGCGTCGGCTCGTAAATGTCTTTGATGAATGCCTTCTGCCAGCGTTGCAGCTTGAAGCGCTTGCCCTTGCCAACGCCGGACGGGATCGTCAGCAACTCGATGAAATCAATTACTCGCTTTGCGCGCCTCTTGCCCGCGGCGCTGCGCGTCACCTGACTGTTCAACCAGGTCGCCGAACTTAGATTTTTGTCCAACAGCGATTGGGTTGATGCGGGCTCGAGCCGCGGGGGTAAATCCGAATTCAATGGCATGACGTAACACCTGCCTTGACGCTTCGCGCTCTTGCGCAATCAACGGATTTGCAAGTACGCGCGTCCCACCACCGTGCGTCTTGCCTTCCTCAATGACCAGCTCCCCATCGGCAACTGCTTTCTTCAATGCCTCAACTAACTCTCTCCGCACCTCAACCGCATGGCAATACCCCGCCAACGGCTCGAAATCGACCCGGCTCAATATCCTCATCTCAATCAACAATTCAGCAACGCGATACCACTCCGCTTGACCTACCTCGCCAAGCCAATCAGGCGCGTTCGGCAAGTCCGTCACCCGCGGCGCTTCCACCTCGGGCGGGATGATTTGCTTGCCAGGGTTGCCGCGCAGCATCTTGATGCGCGCAGGAATTGGGGTCGGTGCCGCCATGGATTGCCTCGCATTCGGTCAGAGAACGCCAGAGAAGGATTTTTCTTGCCGCCAGGTCATCAGACAGCGGCCACCCGAAAATCGCGGCCCTAACGCGCCGAATCGGTTTCGGGCGTCAAAAAGAACA